GCGACTCGCCAACGGCTGGCGGCCCGCCACCCCGGATCGTGACCGCAAGTCCGTGGGGACGCCGGGCGGCTGGTTGCGCTATTCGCTGGACGATCAGGGATTGAGCGACGGAGGGCCGGGGGCCGCCGCGGAGGATGAGGGCCAGGCCATGTGGCCGCCGGGCTGCCGGCTGGGCCTGACGCTGGATGACGACCGATTGTGCCGTCGCGGGAGGGCCACCACCGCGAATAATCTTCGGTGGAAAGGACCGGCGGAAGTAGCGGTCGGCCGCGAGTTGACTTGTCTTCTGGCCGACAACCTGAACGAGCCCGATGGCCGGCTGGGCTGGCAACTGCCCGCGCAGGATCAGCGGCGCGTGCGGTTGTCGGCGCCCGAAGACGGCCACCGATCATCTCCTCTCCTCAGCCGGCCGCGCCCAGGAGCCGCACGCCCGCCGTCCCCAGCGGCACTTCCAGGGGCGTGCCGCATTCCAGGATCGCCTTGGCGGCGTCGAGGAGCACGCGGACGGCCAGCTTCTTGTTTTCGCTCGATGCCATGCCGAGCGAGGTCTTGATCTCCACCATGCCCAGCGTGTCCCACTTCACCAGGATTTGTCCGGCCTGCATTTCATTACTCCTGATTCCCGTCTATCGAATTACGCATCAGAATTCCACTATCACATAGCAGTAGGCGTTGGTCGGCGTGCCGAACGTCATACGGATACGCATGATCTTATTGGCAGCCGTACCCGGAACGACCGGCCGGTAGCCCAGCGGGAACTGCTCGATGAACTGGTTGGTTGACGCGATCTGTTGTGGTCCTGCCAAGTTCCGGACCGCGGTGATCGAACCCTCCACCGACGCCGTGTAGCCGGTGCCGGCCGTGCTGAGCGTGAAGAACGTGGCGTTGCTGTTGAAGAGAATGGCCTCGGCGTCGTACTGCGTCAGGTCGGCGGCGACGGACGCTGTGACCGTCCCGGCGATAGCGCCCGTGTCGATGAGTTCGACCTGGCCCGGCGTCGCCGCCGCCGCCCCGTCGAAGCTGCACCCCCATTCGACGATCTTCATCGGCACCAGGGGAAGCACCTGGAGCATCGTTTTGATGGTCGAGACTGCTACCTTGGTGGGTGCGGCCGTTGTCTGCATGGCGCCGTTGGGGATCAAAAACTGCATGGAATCTCCTCAGAAGGTTGCTGCGTTTGAGACGGACTGCCCCACGATGATCGCGTGACCAACCGGCGGCCCCGTGGCCGGCAGATTCGAGTCGCCCAGGTCGACAACGGAATGCTTGAACATGGGCACGAGCCGGGACAGACCCGGCCGGCCCGGACCCGGCCGAAACAGTTTTCCCGGCCGGGCGTTGCCGATCATCGGGCGAACACCGCCGGCCGCTGGCGGCGGTGGCGGGTACGGGCCATTGGTGCGGATGTCCATTTAGTTGAGCACCTCGACGACTCGCATTTGCCCGGTCAGGTTGGTCGGGCTCGTCGCGACGCTGAATTGCCCGGTGACGCTCAGAAGCTGGGCGACGATCGTACTGACCGTCACCGCGACGTTTCCCGATGCGCCCGGCGTGCCGGCCGAACCCATCAGCGCCGGCAAGAGGTTCGCCGATGTCGTGGTTAACAGGTTGAACTGATTGAACGACCCACCGGACATGAAGGTCCCGGTCGCCCCGGCACTCCGGAGCGTGTGGTAACTCACGAAGCACCATAGGGCGTTCGTGTGGGCCGTCGTGTCCATGCCCTGCGCGGCGGTCGCCAAGAGGACCGTACCCGCGAGGCCGCCCCAGCGCACCCGTACCGTCAGCGTGCCCGGCGTCGTCACCACGTTGGAGCAGACGCCGAACGACCACACGCGCAAGGTACGGCCGGGTGCCATGTAGAAAGCGGGGAACGAAAAGTCGGGGACGATCAGCGCTTCGGAGACGCTGTTGCTGATCTGCGTCCCGTCAGCGACCGTGGCCTCAAGCGTCTCTTCCCAGCCCTGGACACCGCCGCCCATCAGGGCCGGAGCGGGTCGGAACGGGTACTCACCGGCCCACGTATCGCAGAGCCGCCGCTTGCGTTCCCCGATGATCCGGAGCCGGGCCCGCCGGCCGAGCCGGCGGAACGCCTCGTACTCGCCCTCCGAAATGCGGTCGTCCCAAGGGGCGAACCAGCGGCGCACTTCCCGAAGTGCATCGGCAAACGCGGACATTAACTCCCTCCGATCAAGGTCCACAAGAGGACCGGATCACCTGGCCGCCAGAATGGCCGCCCGGCCGGGTCGTGAACCATCTGGCCGTCCTCGAACACGACCGCGTGAACCGTCCCGTCGAGCACGAGGCCACTGGCAATCGCTAGCCCCGGCGGCGGTGGTCCGTGCTGAAATCTCACCACGGCACCACGCCCGGCCGCCCACTTCTGAACCGCTTCGCCCCAATCGGCACGGCCCCGGAAGTCGGGCACGTCCGCCAGTTCGCACTCCAACACCGTTGCCAGGCAGGCCGCGTAACAGTTTCCCCGGGGCCCAAACTCCGTCTGCCAGACCGGCGTCATATCCAGCCTTGAGCGACCGGCCGGTTGATGACGCCGAAGTCGCCGAACCCGCCACTGCCGGCGGCCGGCCGCAAGGCGAACGGCATGGCGGCCATGACCTCACCGCTGGACGTGGCGTCGCTGTTGTTCACCACGACCGTACCCGTCGAACCGATGGCCTTCGGCGACTGGTTGTAAAGCTGAACGATGGCCGCGTTCACCGCCCCATTGTGCTGTTCGGTAAAGCCGGTCGCCGTGAACGCCACTTTGCCGAGAAAGTCGCAACTGAGGATGACGTGCCACGCCTGATCGGTCACGACCGTCACCGCGTTGGATGTCACACTCGACGCGCCCGCGGTCCCGTTGGCCGCCCCGTCGTTCGCGTCGATCGGCGTCGTGTTGTCCACGCCCGTGTAATCGATGCAGAGCCAGCCGATGTCCGCGTTGCTCGCCCCGCCGCGGGTGAACGTGAACCCGAGGTTCGCCACGTTGCCCAGCGCCCAGAAGCCGTACAGGGTGAGCGAGTTCACCCCCGACGCCTGCCGGAACCCCGCCGTGATCGCGGTCCAGCCGGTCGGGGCGCTTATGGTCGGGCTGCCGGAGTTCACGTCGTCCAGGGCGAAGGCCACGGCCAGTACATCCGTCGCGGCCGTGCCGGCGGGCTTGCTGATCGTGATCGTCCCGCTCGCCTGGTTCGCCAGGTCGGCCGAACTGATACTCGGGTTGACGCCGATTGCCACCGGTCATGTCCTCACCCAACGGTGGAAAGCTTGTCCAACAACAGCCGAACGTTCGTTTGCCCACCCAGGCCCACCGCCACGTTCGTGACTGTGCTCATCTCGGCCGCCGCGTTCGCGACCAGTGCGGTCAGCGTGGTCTGGTCGCCCGCACTGACGCCGGTGTCGGTCTGAAAGCTGGCGTCCGCGTTGTAACAGCCGATGATGCTGTTGAGTTCCGCAAGCTGTTCACGAAAGAGCGCCCCCGTACCGATCACGGCGAGGATGCGCTGGCTGATGAACTTCGTCCGGTCGATCGCGATGCGATTGCTGGCCATCGTCTACTCCTGCGAAAACGCTGGTTACTCTTCTTCGATCCTGGCCTTCTTGACGTTCCCGTAAGCGTCCCGGTCCAGGGTCACGATCTTGGACTTGGCGGGCGCCTCCACGTTCACGACCGGGGCTTCGACAGTCACGTCGGGTGCTTCCACGGTGACCTGGGGCGCGGCAACGTGGACGACCGGGGCCGGGATGACGGCGGCCTCGACGGTGACGGCCGGTGACTGGACCGTCACTTCCGGGGCGGCCACATGGACCACCGGCGGTGCGACGTGGACTTCGGGGGTCGTCACGTTCACGACCGGGGCCGGAATGTCGATGTGCGGCGGGGCGACGTGGATCACCGGAGCGGCCTGGTTGCGCATGGCATTCGCGAGGGCCTCGAACCCGGCGGCCAGTTGCTTGCCGGTCACGTCTTCTTCCTCCTCAGCGAGTGCATCGGTCGCCGCGTAGGTCTGTGGCTTCGGAGCCAGCGGACCATTCAACGGCTTCGCGTGTCCGTTGCCGTTGCCGTTCAGGCTCACCCCGCGCTCGAGCAAGCCGCCCAGAGGCCGCTGGTCGCCAAGTAGGCCACCGAGCGGCTTCTGGTCGCCCAGCACCCCACCCAGCGGCTTGCCGTTGCCGTTCTCTGCGCCCGGTTCACCCGGCAGACCCGCGCCCAGTTCCGGTGCCCCGCCGATCGTGATGTCGTCGGCCTCGGGCACCGTGAACCCCGTCACTTCGTAGGCCTCCTCTTCCTTGACCTTCAGCCGGTCCCAGACCTTCGTCAGCTTGTCGAGTTTGTCGGCCATGTCGGGGTCGGGCACCATGCTCTTGAACCGCACCGGGAAGTCGGCCCACGGGTAGTTGAGTTCCTTCGCCACGCGCACGAGGTCCTGGGTCAGCGTCTCATCCAGGTTCTCGGCGCTGTACGCGAGAATCTGGTACTTCGTGTCCTTGGCGAAGTCGGCGCGCCCGGTTCCGCCCAGCCCGCTCTCATTGTCGGCACCGCCCGACATCGACTGGCCGACGAACAGACGCTCCTGGTGCCGCTCCCAATAGTTCGCGATCATGTCTTGAAGTGCTTCGATGCCGCCGGTCTGCGGGGCGATCTGTTCGACGCCGCCGGGTGGCATGTCCGTCTTACCGCCTGGCCGGGGCATGACGAACGCGGCGCGGTTGTTGGCGCTCTTGGCGTTCGCTTCGGCCTGCCGCTCGGCCGCCTTGTTCCCTTGCTCGTACCAGAAGATGAGCAGGCCCAGCGTGCCGACCTTCTGCATGAAGTCCACCGCCCACCCCAGCATCTCCTCCCGCATCCACCACGACCAGTAGATGTGCGAGCGCAGCCCGACACCGTTGACGGCGCCGGCCATGTCGCCCTCGTAGTAGTCCGCGTCTTCCACGTCGTAGGTGTGGATCACGAACTGACGCCGCCACTCGGGGCGGTCGAGTCGGAGCAAGGGGGCGCGGTTCCCGAGGATGATCGACTCTTGCGGCCACGTCCCCATAGCCCGGTTGACCATGACGGCCGGCGTGCCGTCCCACTGGTGCTGAATCTTGTCGCCGTTGACCGGCTGGTGTCGCTTGTAGACCCACAAGGGCATCCCGCCCGGGTCCTTGACGTTCTTGTCCTGTTCCCACGTCCCCTGACTGCCGTAACGGCCGTACCACTCCGCTTCGAGCAGGTAGCGACGCATGCGGGCGAAGCGGGTGATTGACTTGATCGAAGTGGTCAGCCCGTCACGGACAAGCTTCTGGTTGGGGTCATTGGGGGAATCGACTTCAAGCTGCCACTTGCGGCGTGCGGTCGGCAGGAGCCGTTCCTGGAGTAGCGAGCGGAAGTAGCAGTCCCGCCGCATGGCCAGCGCGTCGGCCGGGTTGTTCCGCAGGGCCTCGTCGTAGCGGTAGGAGTAGGTCTTCCAGACCGTGTTCATCAACTGACCGAACGTCAGCACATGCGGGGCGGCGCGGTCGTCGCTACCCAGGGCGGCCTCCTGATCGGGGATGGGGTCGGTACGGACGCCGTTCGACTCGCGGGGGTTGTCCGAGTCGCGGACGGGTTTGCCGAGGATGCCGCCAAGGACGCGGGAGAAGAGGCCGGCCATGCCCGAACTTAGACCGGTCGTCGTAGGCTACCGTCGCCCCCACATCCCATGCCGGGTCGATGTCGCCTCACGGTCCCGCAGGCTCAGCCGCTCCATGACCTCGTCCTCGTCCATCGTGGACTTCTCGGCCGTCAGCCGCGGGCACTGACGGACCATATCGGCGAACGCATCGACAACGTCATTCTCCTCGTCCTCACCCCGGAACCGTTCCAGCACATCGAACCAGTTGTCCAGCCACGGCGGGGACGGGTCGGGCACGTACACCTGACCGGCCTCGGCCTTGACCATAGCCGGGGTGGCCCGGACCACCTTGCCCTTGCCACGCGGGGCCACTTCGCGGATCGGCGGCATCCCGTTCAGCTTGCGAGCTTCCAACACAACCGCGATCTGGAATCCGCTGTCCTCGAACGTGTAGAACTCGATCCCGTGGCGGCGGGCGAACCGGAGCATGGCCGGCGGAATCTTGTCGGGCGTCATCCGCTCTTTCTCCGACTCCAGCAAGAGCAGGTCGCCCAGCGGGGTCAGGGCCCCGGCGAGCATGGCCGTGTAATCGGCCGACTGCTTCTCCGAGGCGGCCGGGTCCACGCTGCCGAGCACAGTACACGACGACTTATGGATCGCGCCGGGTCGGTCGGCGAGAATCCAGTAATCGCCCGCATCCTTGTACCGGCCGAACGATTTCCGCGTGAAGTAGTTGCCGCCCTCGGGAATGGGATGCTGTTGGTAAAGCGCATTCCACCACAGCGATCCGACGTCGCGTTTGATCTTGGCGAGCCAGTCGGCGTTGAATCGCTCCGGCCAGAGTGCCAACCCGTCTTCGGTCCGCTCGTCATCGACGTGGAGCCGGCCTTCCGAGAGGGCCGGGAACGTCAGAATCTCCCAATCCTCCTCCCGGCTCAACACCCCGTAAATGTCGTCATGATGCCAGTGCGTGCCGATGAGCAGAATGGCCGCGTCCGGGTACTGGCGGGTCAGGAACGATGACCGCCACTCCTCCATGACCTTCTGCCGGATCGTGATGGACAGCGCCTCTTCCGCGTTCTTGTACAAGTCGTCGGCCACGCCCAGGTGGAACCCCATGCCCGTGATCCCGCCCAGGATACCGGTCGAGCGGAGCCGACCTTTGCGGCCGACCACCTCGAACAGATCGTCGGTCCGCTTGGCCCGATGCTGCTGGTGGTGGGCTCCCTTGGCGGCCAGCCGGGTGCCGGGGAACACGCGGCCGTAAGTCGGGCTGTCGATGATCCTCTGCACGTCCCGATTCATCGCACTCGCCAGGTCGGCCGCGTAGGTCAGTTGCATCACCTCGTTGTCCGGGAACCGGCCGAGGTAGTAGGCGGGGAACCGACGGGAGGCGAGCTCGCTTTTACCGTGCCGGGGCGGGGCGAGGACCATGAGGCGATTGATCGTGCCGTCCGTCAGCGCGTCCAAGTATTTGCAGATGGCCCGGTGGTGCCAGCTCCACTGGTAGGCCGGCCACGTCAGGCGGGTGAAGTGATGGAGTCTTTTACGAGCCAGCGCCCGATGGATCGCCGGTTGGATCATTGGACTCAGCAAGCCAGCCATTCAGGATTTCCAATCGCTCGGGGCTGAGTTTCGACAGGTCGATGGGCTGCTCACCGTCTTCGGGCGGGGCGGCGGCTCGCAACATACCCGCCTTGTCGAGCATGATCCCGAACGCGGTGGACGTGCCGACGAGGTTACTGGTATCGACCTTCGACTCGATCTGGTTCAGGAGCAGGACCGCGATCCGCTCGCAGTCTTCGGCGGCCGGGCGCATTTTAAGTGCGGCCACTTGACGGATTTCCGGGGCACGGTTTCCCTTCTTCCAGTGCCGGAGCGTGGCCTCGTTGATGCCGAGTTCCCGCGCCGTCTTGCAGACGTTTCCACCATTCGCGGCCAGCCGGACCAAGGCGTTCGCGATGTATTCTTCGGTGTACCTCGCTCGCCGCGCGGCCATGCCCAAACTTAGCCCGCCGGGTCGTACCCCGGCCCCGCCATGAAGCGCAGGTCGGCCTTGGCCTCGACTTCGATCTGGCGGACGTGGGCCTCGGAGATGCCCAGCCGACGGGCGACGGTGACGGGGCCCAGCGGTCCACCGCCGCTGAGCCCGAAGCGCAGATCGAGGACGGTTCGGTCCCGCTTGCTTAAGCTGCGGACCATCTGCATGACGACGAAATTGTCGTGGCTGTCGAGCTCGGCGAGCAGTTCGAGCGTGCCATCCTCTTCGGGCTCCTGGGCGGTCGGTCGCTGGCGGCGGTCCTGTCGCCACGTCGCCAGCCGGTTACACACGCAGCGTTTCAAGTACGTGCTGAACTGGAAGCCGCGTCGTGGTCGGAACCAGCGGATGGCGGAGAGGCCGGCGAGATGGGCCTCCTGGATCATGTCATCAAGTTCGAGGCCGGGCTGGACGAGGTCGTTGCACCACTGGACGATGAGGCCGCGGTGGGCGGCGAGGACGCGGCCGGCGGCGTCTCGGTCGCCGGCCTGAGCCTTGGCGATGTCGTGGGCCTCGGTCATGGGGCGTGTGGGCCGTTTGCCGGCCATGCGAGGATTGTACAAGGAATTGGGGCCATCACGGCATATCCCCGCCCCGCCCGCCGGCCAGGACCTCACGGCCTTTCTCGCACAGCATGGGCCAGTTAATCCCTCCCAATTTCGGCTGGGGTTTTGGAAGCTCAAAAAAGGGTGGCGCGAAATGCTAGCGGCCGCGAAGTCGTGACGGAAGAGAAACACGTCCGGGAGGAACCCATGTCTCCCGCGACTATAGACCTGATTTCGGGCAAGGGTGACTGGCGCGGGGCCAGTCACCCAAACCCTACCGATCCGCACCCGAAGGTTCCCGAGTTTCGACGCCCTGGGACCGGAGAGGCGGAGCATTCTCAGACTGGAGGGCGTGCGATGAAGCACGCGACATTAGCCTGAGTGTCGCCGGTTCCGGCGGTGTCGTTAGCACCGCCGGGCCGGCGACGTGAGCGGCCGCATGGTGGGGGTAGCTTAGCGGCTAAAGCAGTCGTTTTGTAAACGACTGAGGGGGGTTCGATTCCCCTCCCCCACCCGTTTCCGAATGAGAGAGAAGGCGGCGGACCCGTCCCCGTCCACGTTGCGCACTCGGTTATTCAGTGTACTACGAAATCCCGGGCCATGTCTAGGGGTCAAATCCTTTTACGGCTGGCGCTTCCGGCTTCCCCCCGGCTTATCCGGCCCGGCGTGGAACCTCTCACGTAATAGGTTCACGTTAGCCGGGAGATGAGTCGGCCAGGGCCGCCCGGTTAGCGATACAATTCAGGCTGTGTTTTCCGTTCGGGTTGACCGTGCCGCACCAACACACCCGGTTGTCCGGCGCGATTCGCACGGCGGTTGCCACCAATCGCCGCTCCAGGTTCGCGATCCGCTTCTCCTCTTCGGGACTGCACGCGGCGGCCAGCATCTTGCGGAGTGTTCGTACTCGAGTCTCCAGGTCCGCGATCCGCTCGCGGCCGTGGGCGAGCAGGTCGGCGTCGGCAATCGGAATCGCATGAGTCAACGCCCGGCCACTTGGCTCCCATACGATCGCGAAGTCGTCGTTAATCGGAGTGATTCTCCGCTCCCCCACCTGGGGGCTCGCGGGCTTAACTCCGGGACAGACCGGATCAGTCGGTTCTCCCTCGCGAACGAGGTAGCCGCACAGGACGCATGTCATCCGGTCCGCCCCGTCGTTGAAATTGTGCTTGCCGTCGTGGGTCCCGCTCGCGGGCAGTGGGGTCGGGGTCATGGGGCACTGTCTCGGATGTGTTCGACCGGTTCATCGCTAGTCGGCTTAGGCCAAAGTCGGTGTTGGTTGACCGACAACTTGTAAGCCGCCGCATGCCTCAGATCGTCGTAACTGTACCCGGCTCTACGGCAGGCATCGAAAATCAAGTGGAGCATGTCAGCGTATTCGATCAGTTCCGTCGGTTGGTCGAGCGTTTCTTGTACTTCCTTGGCCAAGTGTCGGAGCGGTCCGACCGGCCCCCGGTCGTGCTCATAGCCGAATGTCCGGTTCGACCACTCAGCCAAGTTGTACCAGAACTCTTCTAGAGTCACGTCGCGGTCCTCCTGAATCGTCTGGGTCATGGGGCACCGGCCTTTCCGATTCGGCGCGATAAACTGGCCAACCCAAGGGCGACCAGCCAGAAGGTGACAAACACCGCCCAGCCGAGCACCGGACTAGGCAGTCCTGCGCCATGCCACGGATACCAGCCGAAGGTCATCACGTCGCGTCCCTCCCGGCGAGCCCGCCGCCCGGTCGGTGGGCGAGGGCTTCGTCTGCGACCTCTTCGCAGGCGTGTAAGTCTCGCCACAATTCTTGACGGACCGCAGCGTCACCATCGGCCCAACGTTCCAGCATTCGTCGCTGAGCCGTTCGGTACACCAGCAGGGCCGCCCGCAGCCGCCCCGCCTCGTCGGCGGCCTGGGTGTCGCCCGGTCGGTGGGCGAGGGCGGCGCGTGCTTCTTTCGCCAGCAGATCGCACTGGCAACTCGCCTCTGTTATGACGACCTTGCCGGACTCGTCGAACCTGCCGCACGAGCTGGAGTGGGGAGCATACCGCTCCACCATCCTCCGAAGCAACTCTCGCAGCCGCCCCGCCTCGTCGTCGGCCGGCGGGGGCGTGGCGGCGTCATACTCTTTCAGCAAGGCAGCCAGTGCGGCATTCCGGTGTTGAACGAAATCACATATAACCGCTCCGGGAACGTCCCTCTTGGACTCCACGAAACGAAGGTAGACACGCACGGCATCGATGGCCCTTTTCTCCGCGTCGTCCATCGTCATCCCCTCCCGTTGGCCGGCCGGCGGGGGCGTGGCGTGGGCGGCGAGGTAGGCACGCGAGAAGCACGCCGTCGCCACGGCAGACAGCCAGGCGTTGCGGGGCACACTCACCCGGGCTGCGTCGTAAGCGTCCTCAATTAGCGGGTCGCTCTTGGTCTCGGTTACTTCGATGGCGGCCTGAAGCCAGTCCGCCCGCGTTGCGTCGTCCATCGTCATCCCCTCCCGTTGGCCGGCCCGCGGTCAGCCTATTCGGACGGGTCACCGCCGAGCATGGCCACGTCGCGCGGGTCGTACTTGTTTCGCACGCGACCATCAAGCAACTCCTTGTGGCCGCAATCGTCGCACAGAATGCCGTTCGGATCAGTCGGGTGATCCGAACGAGTGGGCCAGCGGTACTTGCTCCCGCACTTCGGGCACGGACGGAGGCCGAACATATTCCTACCCGGATCGTCGTAGTCGATCTGATCTGCCATCATCCCCTCCCGCCCGGCCGTGCCGGGTCAGCCGCGTGTGCCCGCGTCCGCCAGGATCCGCCCGATCTCTTCAAACATGCCCGGGTACCAGATAACCGCTCGAACTCCGGCGTCCGTGAACGCCCCCAGCCAATCAAGTTGATCGGTGGTCAGTACGTTATCGCCCACCTTCAACTCGGCCACGATGATCGTCTTGCCGCGAAGCAAGACCAAATCGGGGAATCCTGCCACGCTGCGCCGGCTGTCAAACGGGTGGAAGTATCGCCACCCGTTCCGCTTCGCCAGCCGAATGACCTCGGCCATGAATGCTTTCTCGCTGATCTTCGGCCGCGGCTGCGGGCCGGCGGCCAGGTCCAGGCAGCGACGAACCGTCTCGGGGTCGGGGCGGCCGAAGCGACTCACGATACGACTCCAACTGAGTGACCAAGGAATTCTTCAATCGTCCGGTCGCGTCTCATCGAGTTATGCGTCCCGCAAGCGAGCACGCAATTGGCGACCGTGTACAAGCCGCCCCGACTCCCGGGCAGCAATCGGTCAATGCTCACATCATCCGAGCAGTTTCCGAGGCCGCGTCCTTTCCAGAAACATTGACGACCGTGACTCCGGGCGATTTCAACGACGAGCAACGCCTTACCATCGGATCGCTTTCGGAACGCGACCCAAGCATCAACCATTTGTGCGGCCGAGTACGGAGTACCAATCGGTAACCTGAACTGGATCATCCGACACAATTCCTCGCGTCGGTCAAGGTCGATGAGTAGCCCGTCGGAACCGGTCGAGCGGCCGGACCGTTCCAGTTCGGCGCGAACGTCGTAGATCGCTTCGTAAAGGTCAATTTCGCTGAACGTCATTTGGTGCAACCCTCCGCGGCAAGCCGCTCCCGGGACCGCTCGACGAACTCTTTAGACTTCTCGATTCCCACGAACCGGCGACCGAGGCGAATGGACGAAACACCAGTCGTTCCGCTCCCACTGAACGGGTCAAGAACCAAGTCGCCCGGTTCGGTGGCAACCTCGATGATCGGCGTGATCAATTCGAGAGGCAGTTGAGTGGGGAAGTCGGGTATTCGTTCCTTGGCCGTCCCCGGAAGACGCGGAATCACCCAAACGTCGTCCCATAACTTGCCGCTAGTGGAAGCCCGTCCGTCGTTGTAGATCACTTGGCGGGCAGACGGGCGAAGGACAGCCGTCTCGTTAAAGACGAAGTTATCCGGCTCACGGGTGCAATAGAACAAGTGGCGCGAGCAGCGGTTGAAATTGTTGGCGCAGTTCACGCCGAACGTCTCATACCATTTGATCCAGGCCCGTCGGTGGAACCCATGCTGTCGAAGTAGGACGGCGATCTCGGCCGCGAACTCGTCGCCGATTAGTACCCACAGACTGCCGTCGGGAGTCAGGCGGGCGTGACAGACGGCGATCCACTCGGAACAGAATTGAATGAAGTCGTCGTAGGGCAACTCATCGGCTTCCTCGCCCTCGCCGTAGTCGATGCCGATGTTGTAAGGCGGGTCCGCGAAGATCAGGCGCGGCCGTTCACTGATGCCAAGTTGGGCGCGACAGTCGCCGTGGATGATCTGCCAGTTCGGCGAGGCAGGGGCGGCCTTGGCCTTCTGCTTCAACTCTTCCCGCTTCTCCTGCCGGCGGACCTCGACCTTAGCCTTGGCGACCGTCGTCTTACCATCCTTGATCTTGTCGTGCAGCGCCGGGGCCTTCTTCTTGATCGTGGCGAGCGTCTGAGCCGCCGCCGACTCCTTCTTCGAGATGCCCAGGTCGGCGAGCTTAGGGGTGGCAGGCGGTGCCTTGATGGAACCACCTGCCCCCTTCCCGCCGCCCGCTGTGCGGGTCCCCGGGTTCTTGGGCTCGGTCCTCAGCATCTCCCCCATCATCGTCATGGCGTCCACGACGACGGCGCGGGCGTAGTCGATGGCCTCGTTGCCGAGTTTCTGCCGCCGGGCGTAGACCTCGGCAGCATGAGCCAGATCGGCAACCCGCTTGGCGTCCCCGGCATCCTTGCATTCGGCAAGAGCCCGAACCGCTGGACTCATCCGGGCAATCATCCAGTCTTCGCGATGACTCACGGCTTCTCTCCACTTGGCAACACGCACCAATCCCGCGCCCCGCCCCGCCGGCGGTCCATCACCGCGTACACCTTCGCCCAGCACTCCCGCTCCGTCGGGGCTTCCGCCACGATCTGCCAGACGCGGCGGAGCGCATCCGACAAGCGACACCAGCCGACCCACCCATGGGCCGATGGCGGGGTGGGCCTCACTTGCCCACCCGCAGCCTCTTGAACCGGTACTCGCAGTCCCGCCGGGTGCAAAACGCATCGCTCCCGTCGTCGTGGTAGCACCACGACCCGCACATCCCACAGAACTCGGGTTCGGGCCGGTCCGGCAATGGCCAATCGGCCTTGAGCGGGACCAGCCCGCTCGGCGGGACCGGCCGGCCGGTCCGCGCCGAGGGTGGAATAGGTCTCATAGCGGTAGCGCGATCCCGAAATCGCGGGCCGGCTTCCAAATCTCCGTCCCATCCTGGCAGCAGGCGGCCGACTCGTTCAGGCCCTTGGCGAGCAGCAGGTGGGCAACCGCGGCCGCGTCGACCGGCTCGTCGTTCATCTGACCACCGCCGAGGTCAACCCAAAACTTTGGTGATCGGCTGCCGTTTGCCGATGGCGGCGTGTTCGGCTTGGAGGGCGGGGTCGGCCTGCTCGACGTGGTTGGAGACTGCCCACCCGTCTCCGGAGTCTTGACCCCTTTGCCGGTGATCTCCTGTGCCCGCTTGATGTGGTCCTCCAACCGCTCCCCGTAGAGCCAGGGGCAGAACTCGGGCACCTTTCCGGTGGCGCGGAACTCGTCCAGGGTCATGATGACCGGCTTGTTCTGCGGGGCCGGGACCGCCATGCCCTTCGGCACGCTGCCCACCGACTCGATCTTCGGGTACCCGTCCTTGTTCAGCACGACGTTGAGCAGGACCGGCTGACCGACTTCCTGGCTGACGTCGTATTCGACCCCGTCCGGAATCTGCTTGCCCGTCCGGGCCTCGATCCACTTGCGCAGCTTGGCCTTCTCGTTCATGGAGACGGTCAGATCGGTGGCCAGGATGAAGTTCCGGCCCGGACTCGTCTGCATCTTCTCCAGCACCAGCTCGTAGACGAAGTACGCCCGGTGCTGCCACGTCGTATTACCCTGGTAGTTGTTCTCCTGGGTGCCCATGTCGATCAGGCCGATCAACACGGCGGGGTGGTTGCCGGCAGGGGCACGCTCAAACTGTCCGTCCCCGCCCTTCGTTGCCTTTTGTGTCCACATGTTCACTCACTCCACGTTCACGGTCACAGGTTCCCGGCCGAACGATTCGGGCGGGTGATTCACGGACAAACGGGACACCGGGACACCGGGACAGTAGTGCTGGAAACTCATACCACATAAGGACTTCCCTACTGTCCCGGTTTTCAGACTGACCGGGACACCAGGACGATAGCTGCTGTCCCGGTCGGTCTACTGTCCCGACCACCGGGACAGTAGGGAAGTCCATATCCCGTATAGACTTCCTGCACTACTGTCCCGGTGTCCCGGATGTACCAGTCGTGGGACACCGGGGCGGCTTGGAGTGCTCGGCCAGCCAGTCCACGGATACCCACCATATGTACACTTCTTCACCATTCTCCTTGACCTGCCGCCGGGCCCGCGGCAGCTTGAGCGACTCCTTCGCCTCGAAGATGGCGTTCCGGCTCACCCCGTCCTGCCGGGCCCGTTCGAATAGGTCCCCCGACTCCCATTCCAGGCGTGTTCGGAATTGATCCACCAGCCATTCACCGGCCCGGATGTCACGCCTCTTCCGGTCGGGCTCCCGACCCATGGCGTCGTCAGCCGTGGTGTCGATCTCCCCCTCCCACCGCACCGTCGTCGTGCCGCCGTCCTTCACGATCCGGAACGCGATCGCCTTCTCCAGCGGCCCGAGGTTGTTTTTCATCGGCACCCAGAGCGACCGCGACCGGTCGTCCGGGTCGGCGCAGAAGGCATGGGCGATCCGTGCCGTCGTCACCCAGGCCACCGACCCCATCACCCGGTTCAAGGCCTCCACGCCCTTCACGTTCTTGTTCACGTGCAGGATGAACAGCACGGCCACGTCACGACCGATCGCCCACTCAACGACCTTCATTACCAGTTGCCTGACCTCGGCGTTCTTGTGCTCGTCGGTGCCCTCCAGAAAGTTCGTGGGCGGGTCGATCATCACCACGGAGACCCCGCCCGGAACCTCCGCACACGCCCGCGACAGCATCTCCGTGTCCCCGAGCTGGTACTTCCCCATCGCTTCCCAGGTCATGGCGTGAATTCGTTCCAACTCGGCCCCGGCGTCAATCAGCCGCGGAGCGATTACGTACTCGTGCGGGTCTTCACTCAGCACGAGGGTACCGCCTGCCGTGAATCTCTCACCCCCGGCCAGCGGAACCTCCCCGCCGCGTGAGATCCGGGCCACCAGATCTAGGGCGACATAGGACTTGCCGATCCCCGTCCGCCCCGAAAAAACCGTGATGAACCGCTTCGGAATCCGGTTCCTCACCAGCCAGTCGACCTCCGCAGGCTTGACGTTCGCCATGCTCACGGTCAGCCGGTCCGGACCCGGCTTCCCGTTGCTCTCGGCCGTCGTCCCCTTGATGGTCGGGATCGGCTCCGGCCTCTTCTTCTCGCCCGAACCCAGACCGCTGGCAATCGTCTTGCGGATGCCCTCCGGCCCGCAGTTGTGATCCGTGTCCAGACCGGACTCGCAGGCCGCCTCATACAGCCGCTCCTCGACTTCCTTGCGGCTGATCGAGCCGACGTTGATGAACTTGCGGCCCATGTCGAAGGCCGCGGCGTTCAGAGCGTTGTTCCGCCCCTCGTCGGCCTTCGCCGCCATGACGATCCGGGCACACCCGGCTTCGAGGCATCGTCGGGCCGCCTCCGTCGTCGGTTTAGCCCCGTTGGACAGGCCTTCGGCCGCCGGCTTCTCGTCCCCTCCTTCCCCGGCCACCTTCAGCTCATCGAAGGTCAGCTTCTCCAGACTCTTCGGGACGAACGTGATCTCGCACGGTCGGTGAGGACGATCGTCGGCGTCCGGCCCCTTCCGTGCCCACGTCCCCGGCAGCTTCACAAGCTGGGCCGCGCTATGCACGCTCCGGTCGATGCTGCCGGGGACGTGGGCGAATTTCTTCCCCAGCAAGCCGAGCAGCCGGGAGTACGCCGCCCGGACCAATTCGTCGTTGGGCAGTTCGGCCAGGTAGTACAGGGCCACCCCGTTCCCCGAGTCCACCACCACCGGGGCCGGCCACGCATGAGCGGCCAGGTAAGCCTGCACTTCCCGCCCGAGGGCCACCGCGGATTCCTTCTCCGCGTCGGTGGCCGACTTGCCCTTCCCGTCGGGTTTGGGCGGGTCGACGTCGATGTACACCCACCGCCGGTACACCACGTCGGCATTCGTCGCCGGACTGTCCAGCCCCACCGGAAGCGGGTTCAGGACGAAGTAGATTCCGATTCCCGAGGGAAGTTCCCTGACCGCCTCGACCAGCCCGTCAACGTCGCCGCCGTCCAAGCTCCGGTGGGCACCGGTGGTTAACGCCCGGACCTCGCAAGCGTGATCGGCGTCGCAGAATAGCCGAAACGCGCGGCCGACCTCCGATGCGTCGGCCACCATGCCGACGGTTGATCCCCTGGCTCTCAATGTCCACGGCGACAAGCTCATTACATATCACCCGTCTCAATCCTCATGTGATGTCTAAACGAACATAATCGGTCTTCTCGGACCCAAACTTATCCGACGTGCCGCCAGGGGACCAACGCAGCCGAGTAGGGCACGAACAGCGGGTGTTTCGGCTCGCCGCTGGCATTGGTCCCGAGACAGTAGGGCTTGAGCGTCAGGCAACAGGCCGCGGCCCGGTCGTAATGATGCCGGAGCCGCCTCCCACCCAGCCGGTTCCCCCAGGCCACGACAAGCCGGGTCATCAGGGACTCGGCACGGGCGGCCATCAGGTGCCCCTCGTTCACCGGCCCGAACGGGTCGGGATGGGTCAATAGTTCCCGCTCGTCGGTCGCCCGGAGCGCGAACACGTTCCGCACGGAAATTCCGCCGAAGCCGTGCTTCCGGGCGAAGCCGATGCACTTGCGGATGGTCGGGTCATCTTCGCTGGCGTCCGCGGTGGACGGGTTTTGCATGACGAACACCATCAGCGGGGCCTCTTGGTTCCACACCCGCCAGAGGCGGTAGCGGTAGAGGCCGCATTCGCTGATGGTCGCCCCGCTCAGCGTCTCGGGCTCGGTGTCGAACAAGTGTGCCATTTCTCACCAAACATAAGATCAGCTATCGGATGTTCTCCACCAGCCGACCCGGGATCTTGTTGGTCCGAGCCGCTTTTTTCAGTTGCTCAACGTCCAGGTCTCCATAGGCCGCCAGAACGGACCCATGGCCAGCGTTGCCTTCGGTCGTCCCGTCAGGCCGAAAAAAGTAAAGCCGGCCTCGGATGAACAGGATCGCGGATGCCGCTTCCCACACGAACGGCCAGAACCATGATTCAACTTCCGTGCGAGACGGGACGAGAGCAGTTCCTTGACCGTGGTGGGCAAGCCGGCCAATCCACAGCCTCAACTCGCTTCCGTAAGGCGGGTTCAGCCAGACTCTTCCGGACCAAGGGACAACAAGTCCATCGGCCGGCGGGGCAACCATCACGGCAGCCGTCCTGTTGAACTTCTCTTGCTTCGGATGCGCACATGGGTCGAAATCGAATGGACCAAGCGCCCGGATGATCGACGGCGGCGTTAGCCAGTCATTCGACAGGCCACGGTTCGGTAGTGTGTGAATGCCCCGGCTCATATGGACGGTCGTTCTTTCATGCAATTTAACATTTGAGGCGCTATCCGACCCAACCTTATTGATTCATCAACTTCGCCAAGTTCTGCATCCTCTCCCGGAACACATCGCGGCAGTTCTCGAAGGTGGGCTCGCACGGGCTGTTCTCCGACTCCCACACTAGGATGTCACCGATCAGAATGGCCGACGTATACCTCGTCAGGCACAACTCGACGTAAAACTCAGATTCCGGAGGGAGGCAGGTGTCGAGCCAGGTTTGGAGCCGGTCGCACGTCTCTCCCAACTCTTCTTCGCGATGGCTGATAAAGTTGCTCATGGGGAACCTCACGCGGGGGCGGTCGGGGAGTCGGGATACAGATTACCGGCCGGGACAATCACCCGCGTGCCGTCATCGAGCCGGACCAAATGGTTCCGCGGTCGGCCTTTCCCGGCGATCTCCACGGTTCCGGACCGTCCGTAGTAGACGAAGAACGACCGCCGCGCGTTGGCGTAGTGCAGGCGAACGCGTTGGCCGGGTCGCGGGTTGCTGAGCATGGAGGACCTCACGCGGGGGCGGTCGGGCTAATGGAACGGCCGGGAATCGAACCCGGTTTCCCCACCTGATGAGGGTGAGTGCTTGCGGGCACGGCCAGGGGTATCACCCACTCGCCACCCATCCGCCAAGGCTTCCCATTGGTCACTATCCAACTCAACAAAACCTTAACAGAACGACGGTTATCCCACCGTCACTCCGGCTCAATCGCCTCGCCGTTCAGGCCGTGCCCATTCGTCATCGTGAACGGGGCCGACCGCCATACCAGATCACGCATCCGTGTCACGTGGTTCATCGCTGACCACTCCGCGGCCCTCACCGGGTCCAAGTAGAGATCAAACCCGCCGCCGGGCCGCAGGAACACCCGCACGCCGTCCGGCGGCCTGATTCTGATCCACCCGTCCGCCATCCGGGCGAGCGAGGTAGCATCGCTCACCGGCTCGTGTGTTGGCATGGCCTCGCTCCGTGGCTACGACTCACCCCCGTACTCCGGCGGCAGGACCGGCTCGTCATGCCGGTGGTCAACTTCGAGTAATTCGGTCCGGTACACCGGCACGCTCCGGGGAGCGGTAATACCGAGCCGGACCTTGCCCCGCTCGACCGAGACGACCATCACTGTGATGTCGGGGCCGATTTTCAGAGACTCGGATTCCTTGCGGGATAACACTAGCACGGTTTAATCCTCCATTGCGGCCAGCGCGTGCGTCTTCGGCCGCGGGCATTCCTTCTTCCACGCTTTTGGATTCGCCGCGATAGCGCGGCCGACGTTGGGACGCCAGAACAACTCCTCTTCGGACGGTGGCAGGAGTTGCGTATCGCTGGCCGGTCCCTTGGCGGCCAAGACGGAGAGGGATTGGTTCGCGCCGAATCGCCGGATACATCGGCCGCCTCGCACCGTCAGTTCGAGGCCCACGACTTCAACCCAACCGATCACCACATATGGATTCCAGCCGCCCGGAAGCGTGATGATGTAGAGTCCATCGACCATGTACGTGACCTCTGAATTAGAGCCGTCGCCGTCGCCGCCGAAGCCGCCGCCGCCGAAGCCGCCGTAGCCGTCGCCGCCGAAGCCGCCGTAGCCGTCGCCGCCGCCGCCGAAGCCGCCGTAGCCGTCGCCGAAGCCGCCGCCGCCGCCGCCGCCGTCGCCGCCGTCGCCGTCGCCGCCGCCGCCGCCGCCGTCGCCGCCGCCGCCGCCGCCGCCGTCGCCGCCGTCGCCCCGAACGGACGGCTTCCGGGTCACCAGCGAGCCGAGCCGGAGGCTTGAGGCTAGTTCGCAGTCGGCCCGCTCATCCAGCCAGTCGGCGTACACTAGCCGCGGGGCGTCATCCTCCAACGACATCAGCACAGACCGAGTTAGGGCCTCGCCTTCACCAATCACGACCGCTTCTCCTTGCTGCGGGCGAGAAGAATCTTGCGAAACCGCTCGACCAGCCAGTCGAACGTGATCCGGAGTTGCAGGTCCGTTGACATCTCATCCCAAGCGTCAACCGCCATCTTCGTGGCAGCCTTGGTCAATTCGCTGTCAAGGTCCAGGTCGGGAACCGTCGGCGTGTCGGCGTCCATGGAGTCACCCGTGAAAAGAGGGTCCGGCCGGCTCACCCAGGAGTTGCATCATGCAGCACGACCGACCGGACCCATTGACGAACGGCCGAGTTGAACGGCTGGCCGCATCCATAGCCGCGACCATGCGGCGTACCTGCGTCGGCCCCAAAGGGCACCTTCAGACACAGCGGCTTCTCAGGTCTGTGAGCCGGCCACCCGCCGGCCTGCGTTCGTCGTCAAATGAGCCGCCGGGCGTTCGCCCTTCGACCAAGAAACTTGGTTAAAGCACGCCGACGGCCCCGCACCGCGCACGCGGCACGTCTCACACTGATTAATTTCGCCCCGCGATCTCATGGCAAGAGACAATTGCGCTCGCCGGGATCGGTATGAGCGTATGGAACTGCCATGAGACACCGGGACCCAACAAGTTCCTGTCGAGTTTGACCGCAAATACGTAAGGACCGCCGAACTTGATTGCGTTTTCTTTCTCAATTGCGAACCACGTCCCGACCCGGAACCCTTCCTGCAGGATAGATTCGGCGTTCTTCCGATTAGTGCCGTGGAAGCAAATCATCAGCCACACCCTTCGATCACGGATGGCCGGAGTTGAACCGGCTCGCCCTCATTCCCGACCAGTGCCTAACGTCCGCGGACTCGGCGGCCGGGGAGCGTGTGGAAGTCAGGTCGGCGGCGCTCGTCAGCCCGGTCGATTTCCCAACTCCCACCTATGGGCCACGGTGGGCGCGTGGCGGATCACCTTATCCGCTTCCATCCGCCGGCCGTGCGTTGGCATTCCGCACGGCCGAATGGCGGGAATAGGTCCACCGCCACGCTCCTCTGTTTCACCGGCCGCCACCCTTCTGGCGGCCGGCCCCACGCCCACGCACTCGCGATGGGGCGGGAGGTTCGTTGTGTCAGGTCGCGTATTCCGGATGCTTGGTTTTCATGTGCCTGGCGAGGGCCCGGAACGTTCGATGACAGCACGGGCAGACGCCGTGCGCGATGCGCTTTTTGACCCGCGCCGCTTTCTCCTTCTCGCGTTGGCATTCCTCTTCGCTGGTCTTCAGCGCCTCCCGGGTCTGATCGTGGGCGGCCTTCTCTCGTGCCGCGTTCGTTTTGGACTCGGACAATTCGCGCCGCAGACGGTCGTTCTCCCCTTCGGCGTATCCCCAACCGGCCCGGCAATACGGGCAATGCCACCGGCCGCTGGACTCTCGCTTCTTCTCCATGTAGCGCTCTGTCAGCGCGTACACTCCACCGCAGCAACCACACGTGACCGACTCCAAGTTCACACTCGACGCAATCACACTCATCGCCATCCCCTTTCATCGCAAGGACGCGATCAGGACCACGACGGCCGCAATCACCGTAAACGCGATCAGGACGTTTCGCAGGCCGCGGGCAAGGTTGAGACCGTCCGCCTCTTTGTCCCTGTCAATAAGATCGCAGACGGCACGACTCACCTCGGACACCGCTTTCATTCGACGGCCGCCAATCGTGGCCGGTCCAGTGTCGCCGCCGCACGATTCGGCGTACTCGTTCACCGCGTCCCAGAGGGCGACCTGCAAGGGATCGAAAGTGCTCCGTGCGAGGTCGTCCTCCACTTGAAGCCGCTCGCGAGCCATAGGATCACCACGCAAGGGGCCAGGGCGAGCCAAATCACGGTTAATAACCTCGTCGGACCGGGGCGTCGGCCGCACATTTCTGGTGCAGGTTGCCGGTGTGGTCGTAGGGGTGGAACGGGTCCACAAAGTCACCCGCCTTGAGCTTGTGACCGCAGACCCGGCAGGTCGGGTGCGGATCGCCGTAGTCCGCGTAGCTGGCGATGGCCTTCTCGGTCAGGATTCGCCGCGACGGGTCAGCATGGGTAATCATCTCTTCCGCTCCAGTCGCTCGATCAGGTACTCAATCGCCAGCGGCACTCTCAGCTCCACGTCCCCGACCCAGCCCGGCAGCGGCTTCCGGGCGTGCCGGAAGTGGGTCCGCGTCAGGCTGGCCTCACGACGCATGGATCGCAGCGAGTACAGGAGTCGGCGGGTCCAGGTGTTTCTCATCGCGGAAGCCTTCCCGGATCAGAGTGTGTCCGATGCTACACCGAGTTTTCACGGCCGCTAGGGCGGCTTCTTGGATGTCCCGGTTTGGCCGGGATTGTCCCGTTTTGGCAACACCTTGAAGGACGCCTCGGTCATCAAAATCCAGTCCCGGACCGTCGACCACCGCCACCGCAAAACCTTCGGGGCGGGAAACCCTTGGGGGAATTCACCGTCCTGGATCATCCGGCGGACCGTCCGCACCGACTGTCCGATCGTCCGGGCAACCTCGTCGATCGAGAGTAGATCGTAATCCGTTCGCTCCACTCCCGGCCCCCAGGCGAAAGGCCTCAGTTTCGTCCGCCACCGCCCGGCCTGGCCCTTGCGTTACCGGTCCGGACCCGATGCCTACCTTCTGACACTTCTGCCCCCGGGCCGACCGCGTCTCTTTTGCGTCATGTCAGCCATGTTCTCGGCGGGCGTAGCAAGAAACAAATGAACCGGGTTGCAGCAACTACGAACATCACACCTGTGGCAAACGAACAGGCCATCAGGTATCGGGCCGCAGAAAATCAGGTAGGAGAAACGGTGGCAGTTGATCTCGCCTCCGTTCAGGTTCATTCGCCCATAACCGGGGCCGTCGATTCGTCCTGTCCACAGCCAGCAGCCCGTCTGGTTGTCTTTCTTGAGTCGATCAAGAAAGTAGCACTCCCGATTTTTAACAAGGTGCTCCCGGCTCACGTCCTTCCGCCTGCGCCGTCTGCGACACTCGGGGCATTGGTAATCCCGGTGCGAGACCTGGTATGGTTGCGGGCTGAATTCGGCCTGACAATAGCGGCATTTCACGACTGATTCCTCAGCGTCGGGGACCAGCAAGGGGCTGGTACGCATAACTCCGGACCGGGCGGCGTGGCTCAGCACGTCTCGATCCCATGCACTGCGTGCAGCATGTCCAGCCATGCCGACCCGAACTGCCAGCCGACGAACCCCAGCGGCACCGCACACCACCAGGGAGCGATCAGGGCCAGCGAGGCGAGGCCGACGAGGACCACGAGAAGCAGGGCGAACAGGGCGATGGTCATAAGCGTTTTCATGGGTTCACTCCACAACTCGGACGACCGTCCAACCCTTCGACGCCGCCTGCTTGGCCGCCCACCAGAGATTAGTGAGCCAGCCGATCCGCCCCGCCTGACACCCGTCCGCCACCAGCAGGCGAACCAGCTTATCAGCCACAGCGGGGCACGCCGTGCGGTACAGGGTCGCGGCCCCGTCCTCGACGCTGTAAACCCAGTAGTACTTGGCGGGCGAGTAGCGGTCGCGGCAGGACAGGCCGCGGACTTCGGGGGCGACTGGCGGTCGGGCGCGGGAGGCGACGGCGGTCATGGTCTTTCCCTTTCAGCGTGTATCCGTCTTGACCACTCATCCAGTTATTCGTATGGTACCGTGGTACCATTTGAAGTCAAGCGACGTTTTCCAAGAATCCGCCAAATAGTCCGAAATGCCCATTGATGCCGAGGGTACAATGGAATCATTTGGACGACGCCGGGAGAAGTGGCTATGACCGCCACTATGGCAAGCCGTATCCGTCTGATCATCGACACCGAAGAAGAACTCCGCCGGGCGGTCCAAATCCGGGCCGCCGTGACGGGCGTGTCTCCGTCGGAAGTAATGAACGATCTGATCCGGGAACACTTCCGAGCCGAAATTAGCCAGGCTCGCCGGGCGATCAAGGAAGAGTCCGGCACTGATGAGGCTGGCTAAACCCCCGCCCGTTCCCGGAACCGAACCTAGCCCCCCGCCGCCGTCACCGCCGCCGCGAATCTCGCAATCGCGGGCTTACTCGTCCACCAGCCCGGTCCGTGAAGCTGGATCGCCTCCAGCTTGACCCCGTGCTTGCCGCGAATGATCCACCGGAACAGTGACGACGTGGCCACCCGCTTACCCCGGACCGGGGGCAGCAACGCCGCCGCCTGGACGAGCGACAGCAGGCCCTCGGCCATGAGCCGTTCAGCGACCGCGGCCGACGGGGCGGGAAGAGAGGCATCTACGGGCGCAACGGCGCGGCCGTTCGAGAAGGGGACAGAGAGGTCCGGCATGGTGGGGTCACAGGGGATGAGAGTCGGGGCAGGCGCCGGCTCTAATTTGCCAGGGTGGATGTGGTGGCCGCCACGTCAGTAGCCGTGGCGGCCCTCGCTGGCAGATAGCCGTCAGATATGCCGCAGCCATCAATAACAGTAACCCCACCTGCACGGAATTTTCCTCACCCCATTTCGGCCGCCGCCGCGGCCGCCTTCCGCACGCTTTGCTCGACATAGACCCGCGTCGCTGTGCTGCCGGCCGCATGGCCCAGCACCGACGCGGCCGTGTGGTCATCGAACCGGTTGGCCACCTCCGTCCCCGCCGCGTGACGCAGCTGGATCGGACTCCACGGCTCAACCCCGGCCTTGGCACACGCCCGGGCGACTGCCTTGGCGTAGCTATCCGACCGGTATGAACGCCCGGCCGACGTCGCAAACACGGTCTCGCCAGCCCCCTTACCGATGAGGTACGGCGACAATTCCTTCTGGGCCCGTGGGCCGATCGGCACGACCCGGACCTTGCCCCGACGGATCGTCTTGTGCGAGCCGGGGACGTACATCCACACGGCGCACCCGGCCACGTCGACCGCGGCCACCGCCCGGCCCATGCCGGGAATTTTCACCGGCGAGGTCGAATCGGTGCTCACTTCACCCGCCCGCATTCGGCAGACTTCGCCGGGCCTCATCCCGCTCAGGAGTTGCACCCGGACCATCGCCGCGACCGTGGGCGGCAGGAAGGGGGTTGTCTGCTCGACCAGACCGGGTGGCGGCGGCAGGACCGGCTCCCGTTCCAGGCCACCGTCCCCCGGCCCCAGAGCACGCACCACGCACACCGAGGCGGCCGATTCCGCCGGAATGAGTTCCTCGCCGGCCAGCCAGCGCCAGGCCGTCTGGATCGACCTGGTGAGTTTGTTGATGTACCGCCGGCTCCGCGGCTCTTTGCCGCCCGTCAAGAGACGTCCCCGGACCTCGCGGAGTGCTTTCGCCCGGAAGCTGGCGGCCGGCTGGGGACCATACAATTCGGCCACGGCGGCGAGGGCGGTCCCGATGCGGTTGGCCTCCCGGCGATCCGTGTAGCGTGTCTTGGCGAATCGCCGGTAGGCCTCCAACGCGTCGTTGACGGTCATCGAGTCGGGGGACGGGAGAACAGCAGGCCCCCCGGCGGCGGCGAGATATTGGGCGTACTGGCGGCGGGCGACGTCGGGGTCTGAGCCGAACGTCTTCCGCTTTTTGAGCCGGCCGATCCAGACGTAATACTGGCGGGTCGGGCGGTGGTAGCGCAGGGCTGGGATGGGACTGGACACGTTCGGCCTCCATGCCATGGGTAATATTGCTACCCATGCCCGAAGGGCAACGCGCGGAATCGGAGAGCCGGCCGGAATCCGAAGTGGCGGGCGGGTGACGACTTGATCCGAATGAAGGCGGTGGGACTCGAACCCACGACCAACGGATTAAAAGTCGGACAGCGCCAGCCGATTCGCCGCCGGTTCCCGCGATTCCGCGCGCCGGGCCCTGCCGATCCTGGCGGGACCTTGGGTAGCGGTGGGTAGTATGGGGCTCACTCGGCCCACCGGTCAAGGCCGGATGAACCCGCAATCGCTTTCCGGCATCAGATTTGTAGAGAGTAGAATTGTCCAGCCGGAGTCCCTGCCATGTTTACCGACAAGCCTCGCCCCGTCCCGCACCCACCGAAGCCGGTCCCGGTCGCGCCCCCCCGGCCGCCGGAGCCGCGCGAGGTCCGCGAACTGCGCTGGATCGTCGCGGCGATTCGGGAGCGGGGCATGGCCGCGTAGTCACTTCCGCCGCCCCCCGAACACCGGCAACGGGCCCGGCTCCGCGACCAGCCGATACCCCAGTTCCCGAGCGAGCCTGAGCACTTCGGGGCACGTCGGATAATGTCGCCCGGTCCGCTGCTGGTATCGGGCGACTGCTTTCAGCCACGCCGATTGCTCGTCGGTGTATCCCTCCATCGACGAGCAGGTCATGGTGCGGCGGAAGCGGTTCATCTCAGTATCCTGGTGGCCGGTTCATGCTCCACCAATCGAATCGGGCTCGTTCACGCTGGGAGGCTGTCAGAACGGTGGCCGGCGGATGTGGTCGCATCAGACGCGGAGCCCGCAGGGCCTTGCCTCGCCGAATCCGCGAGGCCGCAACTCGCTGGGCGAGTTCCGCGTCCGAGAGCGGTGAGCCGACTTTACGGGTCATCGCTTATCCCGCCGGCGACGTCAGTGCGGCCACAAGTTGATCGGTCGCGGTCGCGATCTGCGTGGCCGATGCGGCGGCCGCGTCGATCTGGGTCTGTACGGCCGGCGGGATCGCCGTCCCGGCCACGAAACTCGCGTGCTCGGCTGCGAGCTGCTGCACCTTCGGGATTGCGTCGGTCAACTTCGTCACGGCCCCGTCAATCGTCGTTTTTAGGTCGGTCAGGGTAGCCAAGAGCCTCTCCTCGAAATGGGTGACGTGCTTTCGGGGCAGCCACCGGGTGAGCCAGGACACGATCGCTCCCTACAGGGAATTCAGGAACGCCAACAACCGGGCCTTATCGGCCGCACTTAGCGACAGGAACGCACCCCGCACGCCCGTCGCCTGTCCGGCATGCCGGCCGATCGCGTCCGTCAGGGTCCGGCTCGCCCCATCGTGCATGAGCAGCGTCCGCCTCCGAAGTCCCCACAGCGGCGTCGTGCGCATCTCGTTCCGCGGGGCCGCACCCTGCACGATCCCGTCCCCGGTCCCCACGTCATGGGTCATCAGGTCCGTGTAGGGGTGGATCACCTTGCCCCCGAGGGCGGACGGGACGCCGTTCGGGACTCCGTTGATGGTCGAGCCGGCAGGCGCGGTCGTCATCGTCGGGACGTGACAGTTAGCGCAACCGATCGTCGTGAAGAGCTTCTCGCCGGCCAATACGTCAGGCGTGGTCTGGGTCGCGAAGTCCCGCGGCGGGACGGGCAGGCCTCGCATCAGGCGGGTGTAAGCGGTAATGTCGGTCCCGAACGGGGCCGCCGCCGTGGCAGGATCGTCCAGGCCGTCCGATTGATGGACGAACTGGTAGAGGCTCCGACCGTCCAGGGCCGGCGACTTGAGCGGTTGCAGCGGCGACGTGCGGCCCTTTTCATTTCTGTCTGCGTCGGCGGCGAAGTCGAGCAAACTACCTTGCTGGCATTTGTGCCCGAACCGACCGATCCGGGCGGCCGTGGCAAAGGTGCCGTCCGGGTTAACGCCGGTGGTGACGACCGACGGAATGATGGTGCCGCGAATGTCGGGCGTCTGGCCGGCCTGGATCGCCGTCAGATCGCCGTCGCGGACGAATTCAAGGAACGCCAGGCCACGCAGCGTGGTCGTCAGCCGCTCGGCAATCACGTCATCGAAGCCGGGGAGCGGTCGCTGGGCGGCGCGAGCGTCGGTGGCGTTCAGGTGAACGAGGGTACCCCCGGCCGGGGCAGAAAAATTAGTTCCGTCGAAGTGGCCTGCGCGTAACTCACGTTGACCGGAACCGTGCCCGTTTGGATGACAAGCGGCACAAGATACCCCATTGAACACCGGACCAAGACCACCCTCAGCGGTGTCGCTGGCGAACTCGTGGGCGGATTCGGAGAACTGATCGAAATTGGCATCGAATTCCGCTTGGGTTGTGAGCCCGTTAGTCAGCATCTCGTCGGACGCGAACGCCTCGGTCGGGTCGGCTGTCGGGCCCGCGGCCGAGACGTTGGCGGCCACTTTCGGGACGGCTATCTTCGGCTCCGGCGTCGGTGTCGCGGCCACGCCGACGAGGGCCAGCGTCACGGCCACGAACGGGAATACTAGGGCGAGCCGACGCACGTCATCCTCCCGCGTACAGGGCCATTAACGTCGACCGAGTGATTCCCGACTGGAGCCGGCGTAGAACTGCGTCCTGAACGATCCCAACGACGGCCCGGTCACCGGTCCACGCCCGCGCGACGGCCCTGCTAACGGTCCGCCGCCACATCCACTGGCCAATGAACCCGTACCGACTTCCGCCCGAATTGACCCATTCAAGGGCGGCGTCCGGCGTTGGATCGGGAAAGCAGCCTTGCAGAAGTCCGATCAGCTCGCCGATGAGTTGTTGGATGATGAGCGGGTCGACGCCCGGCAGCGACAGACCTAGGGTAGCTGACTCGCGTTCGAGGGTGGTGTTCATGATTTCCCTTCGCCCCGACCGGGGCCAATTCCTAGCTTCACCCGCCGCCATAGGACGCACCGCCGCCACTCCCGCCACCGCACCCGCCCATCAACCGCGGCAGGATGCCAAGGCCGAGCGGACCGCCCCTAGTGCCGCCATGCGGTGCCATCGCGGGCGCATACGTGTACGTGCTGACCATTGGGTAAGTAAGCAGCGATGACGTACTGACTACCCCCGCAGGTGGGGCAAGTGTGTCCGGCATGGTAGGGGGGACGCCGGCCGCCACCCCCACGGGCGGCTGGGCCGGTACGGCGACCGCCGGGTTGAGCGGCTTGTACCCGGCCATGCGGGCGGCGAACTGTTCGCCGTGGCTGACGCGGGCCTCGAGCGCCGCAAGCCGGGCGGACAGGTCGGCGGCGCGGGCCTCCGATTTCTCCAGGTAGCCGACGATGCGAACGATGTCGGCGTTCGGGTCGCCCGTGGGTTGCGGGACGGGACTCCCGATATCCGCAGCCTGAGCAACCGGGGCGAGGAACAGGAACAAGAGACAACGCATTGGAACTCCTGTCAAATCCACCAGGCCGGGCCGCCGTCCAAGCCCACTAGCAAGACGACGGCACGATACGGTCGCTCTCCCTCAGATCAGCTCCCGCCCCGGCCCAGTGGTTCAAGATGTCGGGACCTGCCCACCCTCGTCAACGACCGACCGGATCGCCCAGAAGCCGCCGATCTGGTTGTCGTAGAGGCTCTCGGCAATGAACATCCCCCCGGCCAATCCCCATGACGGCCCCCACGAGTTCGGGCCGCCCAGCCCCCAGACGCCGCCCTTGGTGGCGAGTTGGTCCCGAGCGACCGCATGACCGCCGACCGAATTGTTGCCCCGCATCGGCAGCCACCCGTCCGCCCCGGGGGTGAAGTTGTCGCACCAGGACAAACCGCTCGACACGAAAAACCCTTGTAGGATCGCGCTGGCCATGTGGTCGAACGTCGGGCAGACGAGCACTTCCAACGCCCGGTACTTGAGGGCCTCGGTCGCCGCCGCTGGCGGCCGGTTGCGCCAGTCGAGTTCCGGAACCGTCGCGGCCGTACAGGTGCCGAGCGTCATCAGGGACGCCATCGCGTCTTCCAACAGCGACCCGTCATCGGACCCGCCGTTGATGTGACCGTACAAGTAACCGGGCGACAGCAGCACGTCGGGCAGTCCTTGCAACCGCCGGCAGGCTTCAAGGATGTAGATCGAATCGAACGCATTGCACGCGCCCTCGCCGTCCTGGTCCTTGATCGGCGAACGGAACCGGGACAGGTCAACCGGCTGCCATTGCGACCGCGGAATGAGGGTGGTCGTCGGCGTCGTGCCGAACTCGGGGAACAACTTCGGGACGTGACTGACCGGCGGCGGGTTGTTGCCGAGTCGCCGCTGCGTCCCGTCCGGGAGTGTGATCGTCGCTTGCCCGCTCACTGCGTACTCCACTGTTTGAGTAGTGCGATCATTGCGGCCGGCGTCGCCGGGACCGGTTCGGAGTGGACCGTCTTGCCCTTCAGGTCCACGAGGTAGACCATCGGCAGCGCCTTCGCCTTCGCATCGTTGAGGAACGGAACCACGTCTGCCGGCGGCTTGCCGTCCGCCCCGACCACGTCCTTATCAACCACGCGGAACTTGAGCCCGTTCGCGGCGCGGTAGTCGGCGAATGCCTTGTCGGCCAGGAACGCCCCGCGCGTCCCGACCGCGTCGGCCGTCTCCTCGATGATGACGATCCCCCACAACTTTGTCGGCGTGGGCGTCGGCGTCGGCGGGACTGGCGTCGGTGGAGTGGGTGTCGGTGGGACCGGTGTCGGCGGTGTCGGGTCCGGCGTTGGGCCCGGCGTGGGCGGGACGGGCGTCGGGTCAGGAGTTGGGTTCGGCACTGGTGGCACCGGCGTCGGCCTGACCCCCGTGACCACGACCTCGACCTCGATCACCCGGTCGGTGACGACAACCAGGTGCCCGATCCCGAGAGCGGTTCCCGTGACGGCAAACTGAAGCCCACCCGGCACCGTGGTTGACGTTGCGGTGAATACGTCGTGCCCGATGCGGCCCGACCACTGGAGCGTGGCCGTCGTCTTGAGGGTGAATGTCGTCGTCTCGCCGGGTGCGACGGAGACCGACCGCGGACCGGTGATCGGCGCGGGGTCCGCGCGGGGGACCTGGACCGTTTGGGCCGCCAGCGGGCCGGCGAGGATCAAAGCGACGAACAGCGTGCGCATGGTGCCCCTTACTTCGGGATGGGTACGGAATCGCCGTCCGGCTTCTTGGCCGCGGCCTTGGCGGCATCGGCAACCCGCCTGTCAACGGCCAATACCTTCTGGCCGGTCGCCTTCACGTCCTGGTGAACGGCTTCGACGCTGGCCACGTTCTCCGCGTGGGCGGTCTTGATCTCGGCGGAATTCTTCTCGCTCTGCTGGACGGCCGCCGCCGCGTCCTTCTTGGCGGCCTCCGCGTTCGACGGCAGGTTATACCCGTAGTAGGCCAGGACCGGGACAACCACCATCGTGATAAACACGGTTCCGACCGTCTGGAGTAACTTGTGCCAGTCCACGTTGGCCCACGGGCTCGGGGCGACCGGATCGGCTGCCGCCCGGAGGACTCGGTTCCCGTTCGGACCGATGACCGCCGGATCGGCTTTGAGGTGCACGGCAAGTTGGGCCGCTACTTGCTTGATTTCGTCGGGCGTCATGTGGTCCTCACGGTGTTCGTCGTGACTGATACTTCGCCAGTTCGCTCGTGACCGCTTCGGCGGCAAATGCGAGCGACGCCACAACGGCGTCCTTCGCCTCGCGGGCCGCGTCCAGCCGGGCCGTCAGGTCCGAGACCTGAGCGCGGGCCTCGCTGGTGTCCTGCCAGGCCGCGTCCCGCTCCTCGGTCAGGCGTTCGATCGTCTGCCGCCGCCGCTCGCACACGTCTTCCAACCGGGAATTCTCCATTTCCAGGATGGCGATTCGGCTGCGTGCCTCGGCCAGTGCCGGTCCGTAGTCGACGGGGGGCGGACGGCGGGTCAATAGTCGCATCGGATTCCTCCCGTTACTGAAGCTGTCGTCCGGAGTCGAACCGGATTCGCCGGGTTTCCGAGCAATAATGTTTCCGGCTGAACATCATCCACGCGGGTCGCCGTGCCCGCCCCGACAGCAATCACCCGGGCACCCGCCGCCGCTGCCCACTCTCCCAATGGTCGGCTAGCGGGGCTGGGTGGTCACTTCTTCTTCTTCGGCTGGGCCGCCGGGGTCGGAGCGGCCGCCGGGTTGGTCGGCACCCACTCCGTTCCGCTCCACGTCAATATCTGCCCCACGCCCGATGGCGGGTCGGACCAATGCAGGTGGATCCCGTCACTCCAGAGAATGCAACCCGGACCGGCCCCGGCCGGGTAAGGTGGTAAAGTCAAGCATCCCGTCGCAGTGGTGTCAGTCATGAAACGCGCCCTCATTTTGCCCGTCATCGCCCTCGTCGTCGGGTGCCCCGCGCGGGACAAGCCCCTCGTCGTGGCGGCGCCTCACCTGGCCCGGTTCTATCTCGATGACCCCCGAACCGCCGCCCGCGCCTACGACGGGCAGCCCATCCACATCGCCTTGACCAATCCAGTGCGGTCGGGGTACGAGTTGCACTGGCACATATCCAGCCCGAAAAGTCCCGCCCTGATTGTCTGCGAATTCGAGGGCGAGCCGCCGCCGATCCGGTCCGTCATCTGGCTCGTCGGCACCTGTCGGGGCAAGGTCGTGGACGGTCAGTCGCGCGAGTTTCCGGGGTACGATTTTCATGTCCTCATCACCGGCTGTCGGGCGGCTGAGCCGCCCACCACGCCAGGGCACTAGCCTCGCCTTGGTGCCGCATGGACTCGACTTCCGCCCGTTGCCAGGTCCAGCCGATGACCAACAGCACCACGAGCGACGCCATCACCTTCGCCGCCTGATTCACCAGTTCCCGCTGGCGTTCTAACCCCTCCCGGATCGACCGGAATAGCGTGGCCACCGCTCTTGCCTCCAGCGCCTGTCGGCCAGCCCGGACTAGCTCCTCGTCCGTGGGATAGGGGCCGGTCAGTTCCACCCCCGGTTCGGCATCGTCAACGATCAGAAGGCGGGGCATGTTCGAGTACCCACAGCCGTTTCCGGGTCTCGTCCAACTCCGTTTGCATGTCGGCGTACTTCGATTCGAGCACCGCGTGCCGTTTCTCGCACTCGTGGAGCTGGGCCTTCACCTCGTCCATGTCCCGGATGTCCGCCTTGCGGATGCTGATCACGCTCGACTGCAATTTCTCGTAGCGCTCGGACTGGCGTTCGACCTGGCCGCGCAGATCCTCGATGATGTTGCCGAGTGCGCCAATCGCCTCGTCGCGCTTGACCTTTTCCGCCGCCGTGACGGCCGCCGTCTCCTCCCGCTGGGCCGCGAACGACTCTTTCGCCAACTCGACGCGCTTGGACCGGAACAAGTACCACAGGCCCACGCCCGCGCCGCCGACGACCGTGATGAGCCCCCCCACAGCCCCACCCCATTCAATGACGGCGGCAGCGTCGCCCAGGAGGGACACGGGCGAGCTCCATCAGCGGACAATGACGGCGGCCGGCCGCGCGTCGATGGCTCCGAAGACGACGAGACCCAGAATCAGAACGCACAGCCACGGGATGACCGTCGTGCCGATCCCGTAGGGCCGGGCCGCGTCCCAGGAGTAGTACGAGCCGAAGAACAGCCAAAAGAGCATCAATACCACCCACACCACAAGCCAGATTGTCACGATCCACCACCTTTCACGGGCGGGCCCAGCGGGCGGGCGTTCGTCAGCGCGGTCGCGTCAACCCTATCCTGTTTGGCAAGATGCTCGGCGAGGAGCCGATCCGCCGCGTCCGCCGCCGCGCGGTCTGCCGGCGTTGCCCCGGGCGCGTCCGCCAGCCGGCGGGCGAGGACGGCATTCAGCCGAAGCTGAATCGCCATGTTGTTGTTGACCAGCACGTGGGTCGCCTCGCCCACCTTGGCGATGCCGTCGAGTTTGTCGCCGACCTCGGCGTTCGTGGCCTTGAGGGTGGTCTTGACTTCTTCCGTCTTGGTCTCGGCACTCGTGGCGGCTATCTGCGCCCGCCGACCGATCCACGCCAGGACGACGGTCACGCCCGCGGCAATGAGAGCCTGCCAGACGATGTCACTCACCGCCAGGAGCATCGTGGTGACTCCGAGGGCCGTCTTCGGGGCATTCGCCCACGGTCACTAAATGTTCGTGTCCGCACTGCGGGCAGTCGTACAGGACGGCTTCCCACGGCAGCGGCGGCTGGTCCGGGACTGGCGGCGGCCACGACCGGCCCTTGCCCCGATCGTCTCGGACGAAGATGAGAAGAGACACGTTAAGACACCCTCCCGCCGCGGACCATTTCCATCAAGAACCCGAACGCCCGGCTGCCCTCGTTGCGGGTCGCGTCGCGAATCTTCTTCTGCTTCGCCGTGACGGTCCGCGTCCCCTCGCGGATCAACTCGTAAGGCCGGCCCTCTTCCTTGCACCGGTAGTAGATGAACATGCCCTTGCTTGAAGAGTTAAAGAACTCGTTCCAGATCGAGGCGGGGGTATCGTGGTAGACGACTTCGGCCCCGTTCAGGAACTCAACCGTCCAGTCCCCGAGGCCTTGGTCGCCGAACAGGTAGACGTAGCTGTCGTACTTCGACCGCAGCACCCAGGTGGACACCATGTCCACCCAATCGCCTAGCGGGGCCGCCGTCTCCGACCCGCTCGTCAGCCAAGTCAGCCGGTTCGACTTGAACCGCGCCCCGGTGCCGAGCCGGTCGAGGTTGACGTGGCTTGACGGGATCGGTGGTGGTCCACCGCCGGGCCGCTTGCGGGTGCCGGGCAAGGGTGGCGGCTCGGGACGGGCACGCTCACGAAGAAAAACGGACGAACCGGGCCGGTTGCGGTCGAAGGTGGACGGGCGCGGGGTCGGGAACGTTCGGCCCATGCCCGAACTTAGAGACCGTCACCCGGCCACTCGGAGGCCCTAATCTTTGCAGGTGTAGTAGAGCGGAACCGGCGACGCCGAGCCCGGCGCCTTAGCCCGGATCGCCAGATAATTAAGACCGACGGTCAGCGTGGAGTTGTTCGCGTCTTTAACGTTGACGACGACGCCTGTTGACGTGCCTCCCGGTGCGATCACGGCCGGCCAAAAGCCCCCGCTTTGCACACCCGTGATGTGGACAATCTGGACGCGCTCAGCGACGGTTATGTCGCTGAGCCCGTGCCCGAATTGGGTCGGGTAGTCGTTGAACGGCCGACGACTCACCCGCGTCATCGGCTCCGGCCAATAGCTGTAGACCACGTCCAGGCAGGCGCGGGAATCGAATGACACCAGCCCCCGGTACGTCTCGACAAAGTTCTGTAGTTGGTAGTCGTAGAAGTCTTTGGTCAGTTGGAGGGCCAGCGCCTGGAGGGCGGTTTTATTTGCCGAATTCCACAATCCGGTGGCGGTATCGAAAACCGCCTTGGCCGTGGTCCGCAGGGTCAAGTTGTTCGCGTTGATCGTGCCGGGCGTCACCACGAGAGACGTATACGGGCTACCCAGGTCGGCTGGCCCGTAAGTCTGGGACTGGACGTTTCCGTACTCCCCGTCTCCGGAGTGGGTGCGCGGGTCGGCGTCGTCGGAATGGGCACTGCCAATCGCGCTCAAAGCATCGTAATACCCGTAGCCGTCGTACCAGAACGGAAATACCGTGGTGATCGAGTTCGGCATGACCGGGCCGGTCCGAAACTCCGTCGCGCCGGATTGAAGCGGGTTCCAGAACTGGCCGCCGGCAATCTTGTTCGGGGCCGCCGCCGCCCGTGCCGCCGTGGCGAACCCGGAAGCGTCTGACCATCGGATGATGACGTAGTCGGCGGACATCGTCCGCCCGACGTTCCATAGTGCCGCCTCGGCAACGGAGTCAGGCGGCCCGAAGTAGGTGTAGAAGTCGCTGTCGATGTCCGGCTGGCCGTATACCGATTCGGGGGGCCAGACACCGGAAGTTGTCGTAGATACGGAGGCCAGGGCTGCATTGACGGCCCGGAGGATCAGGTCGCCCCACTTGTTCCCCGTCGTTCCGGTCGAGCCCCAATTCCCGTCGGCATTCGTCACCGATCCGAAGTTGGCGAAGTAGCGGAAGTCAACCAGCGTAACGAGGAACAGGTCCGTGCCGCCGTTGATTCCGACGAGGGGCTGCGGCGGCAGCATGTACATAAACCGCTGAATGGTCGTGACCCCATCCACGCTCATGTACAGTTTGCCCTGGGCCACGTCTGGTAGGGTGCCGCCGGAAGTGGAGAAGACGGACGACGAACTTGTACCGGTCAGGATCGCGATCGTGGCCGCGTCCATCAGGCCGCGAAAGAACCCGAACCGGCTCACCCCGGACGGGATGTATAGTTCGTAGAGGCCGATCTCCGGCGGGAATGGCCGGCCGCCGTTCGCCAGTTGGTCCAGGTCCGAGCTGGGCGGGTAACTCGTCTTGATCAGTGTGTTTGAATCGACCTTCAGCCATTGGCGTACCCTGTCCAATAACTCCACTGTCGGCATGACGAAGGGAAGTTGGAGATTGGGACGGCCGAAGGCGAGTTGGAACGCTGCCATTAGTTCGTGGTGTCCTCCAGGTACTTGACCTGCCACCGGCTGACATGCTTGACCCAGCCGGCCGCCGGGATGCGCGGCCGGAGCGACCAGTCAATCAGCCGCATCGGTTCCTTCAGGATGCTTTGCTGGGCACCCGCGACGGCCACCGGGGCGAACAGTTGCAAGCCGGTGTTGCGGTTGAGCAACAGCCGCCAGCGGGCCAGGATGCCGAACGTGGCGTCCTTCAGGGCCGCCGTGTCACGATAGCTCTCGTCTACTTCGACCCGCGTCCACAGTTCCACGGCGAGCGTGGCGTCGATCGACAGGGCATCCGGTCCGCCGCCCATCACGTCGCCTTGTTCGACCATCCCGCTTAGCGGGGTGAGGGCGATAAAAACATCGGTCGGGGCGCCGATCGCGGCCATGTCCCCGAGGTCCAGCGACGGGAAGACGTAGGCCGGGTCGAGACCCACGCACGCGGCGGCGCGGGCGCCGATCGCGTCCAGGATCGCCGGCAGCGTCGTGGGAAGGCCGAAGATCATGTACTTATCAGAGAGTCAGCGATCGTGGGGCCGCCGCTGCTGGGGAGCACAAGCCCGAGAGCCCGCATCCCGAACAGCCGCTCGAAAAGCTGCTGCCAGGTCGATAGGTTGCTGGCCCCGCCATAGTTGTTCGTGGCCGTGAGAATGAACCCGTCGCCGTTGCCGGGCGTGCCGGGGGGAGCGCTGGCTGACGTATTGGCGATGAACGGAGCGGTCGTCTGGCCGCTGAAGATGGCGGCCATCGGTCCACCGGGGTACAGGGTCGTTGCCGGCGTCATGGACAGCCGGTCAAAGAAGATGTTGCTTCCGCCGGGGATCACCGTGGAGATTCGCACCCGTAGCTTCTGCGTCGCCGGGAGTGCCCGCGGCGTTCGGAAAAACGTGCTCTTGGCGACATAGGACGTACTGATCCCGCTGAGGGTCAGGGCGAAGGTGTTGGCCGTGGCCTGGTCATCGTTGATCGTGGTATTCGTCCCGTCCACGAGGTCCAAGGTCAGCACGCCCGATGCGGGCACCACGTCCGCCTTGACCCAATAATTTACCGCGTAGACCGTGTCCGGCTGGAGGACGACGGTCGAGCCGGCCCCGCTGTTGAACGTCTGGGCGATACTTGACTGGACCGCCGTACCGCCGATGAACTTGAGATCAGCCGACCCATCAAAAACGGTTCCGGTGTCCTTGGCGAAGTCCGTGCCGGGCGTGCCAACGAGGACCGTCCATTGGTTCGGCGTGTTCGTCGTGAACAACTCAAAGTCGCCGTTGTTCAGCATGTTCCCGGTCGAAGTCTGGTACACGCTGGCGTCGATTGCCGAGAGGGTCTGTGTGCCACCGGCCCCGCCGGGGTAGAGGTTCGACCAAACGTCCGTAATCGCCGTCTGGGCGTAGTAGGTGAATTGTTCCTGGCCCCTGGTGGCCCCGCCGGTCTGCGAATCCTGGGTGCAGAGGATGTAGGCCGTCTCGGGGAACAGGTTTTCCTGAACGAGCCCGTCGCCGCGCTTGGTCGAAACGGCGATGACGCCGTTACCGTTGTTCGCCGTGGGCGTGCTGAACGCCGCCGCCGTGGCGGTCACCGTACAGGCCTGGACGCTGGCGGCAGCGACGCGCATTTGCCGGATCAGTTCCGAGATGGCCGACTGGATCGACGCGGCGGCGGTCGGGTTGTCATCCTGCACCATCCCTACCATCGTCACGGCCGCCTGGGCGGCCTCGGTCACGGTCAGCGACTCGACAGACGTTTTGGCGTTCAGGACTTGCGTACCGATGCCGTCGATGTCCGTCTGGCGGGTAGTGGCGTACTGCGCGTCGAGCGAGGTATAGTTGGTCCCCAGCGTGCCCTGGTAAATGCGCATGTCCTGCGCCTGCTTGCCGAACCGGCCGAGCCGGGTGAACAGGCCGCCCGTTCCCGTCAGCGGAATGGTCATGAGGTAGCCTCGGGTATCTACCCGAACTTAGCGACCGCGGGCGCGATACAATGCTTTCCACACTCAACCCGTGTGAGTCTCCCCATGTCCCGCGACCTCGACACCCGCCGCCGCTACCGGACCGGCCTACTCGCCTTCGCCGTCGTCGGCCTCGCCTTTATGATCGGCGCGCTGGGCATCGGGGCGTGCGTGATCGCGGCGGGCGATGGGCCACGACCGGCCACGGAAGGGAAGGACTGGACGCACAAGGAGCTCGTCGCCTATCTGGACAAGAAGGGAATCGAACTGCGGGTCGCCGACCGGCATGACGACGACCCGAACGGGCCCATCGTGGACTACTGGACGCCCGACGGAACGCACACCTTCCGTGTCCAGCGCTGCGCCACAGCCGACAAGGCGAAGGAGCTGGCCGGGACGAATCCGGCCGGAACCGCGTTTAGCTGGGGCCGGTTCCGGATCACGACCGGCGGCGGGTCGTTCCACCAGACAATCCGCAAGGCACTCCCCGACTAGAACCGCCGGGCCCCGTTCGGCTGTTGCTTGATCCGGTCGAGCCGGGCCCGTTCGTCGGCCAGCCGTTGGCGGTTCGCGGCGGCGACCTTTTCCAGTTCCGCGGCCAACCCGACCTCCTTGCCTTTCTCAAAGTCCTCCGACAGTCCCAAGAGCGCGTTCAGCTGCTTCGCCATGCCGGCGACCACGTCGTTACCGATCCCGAGCGCCCGATTCTTCCAATCGGTAAACAGAACTACCAGAGGGGCCTCGGAGTCCTTGCGTCGTTGCTCGGCTCCGGTCAGGTATTCGGCGGACTCGGCAAGGGCCTCACCCTTGCGACGGTCGCGGAACAGTTCCTGCACGTCCCGGCGGGCCATGACCGCGGCCATCGACGGGGACGCCTCGGCAAACTCTCGATTGAACGCAACCAAAGCATCGGTCGTCTTGTCGACCCAATTACGGAACTTAATTAACGCTTTGCCGTACTCGTACACGGCCACGAAGGCGGCCACGACGATTCCCGCGGCCCCGGCCGCGCCGCCTGCGGCGCCGCTCGCCCCTTCGGCAGCACCGCCCGCGGCTTCGCCCCCCTCGCCGGCGCCTGCCTCACCACCACCACGGCCGAAGAGTTTGCCGAGGGTCTTGAAGGGGTGGTCGCCCGATTTGGCTTCCCGGTACTCCTCCCGGAACTTCTTGTACTTGCCGTAGGCCGATTCCAACTTGCCCAACGTCGTGTTCGGGTCGAATGTCGGCTCGTCCTCTTTCTCCGCCAGGCGGGCGAGTTTGTTGTCCCGAGCCTGTTGGTCGCGCTCGCGACGCCTCTGTTCCTGCTCCTGCTTGCGTTCCTGCGCCTTCTGGTCCTTCTCTTGCCGGTCCTTCTCCTTCCGCTGAGCCTGAGCCTCCAGGGCCTTGGACAATCGGTCCAGGGCCTCTTTGATGTCTTCGGCGTTGACGGGCATGTCAGGGCTCCGGCGGGGCGGACGTCTTTGCCGGCGCGAATGCCAGCGCGATCCCCTCGGCCATTACTTCGGCATGGGCACGGCGGATTCGGGGGCGGGCGATGGCGAGAGCGACCACTCCCCGGTATCGGAGTCGGCCGGGTGCGAGGCCGGGGAGGCACTCGGCCGCTTCGATAAAGGGAGGTTCTCGGCCTCCACGTCCTTCAACCACCCGACGAAGGCCGTCAGCAATTCCAGGCACTCAAAGTCCGACAGGCCGGCCGGCCGGCCCCCCGCCGTGTGAACCGGTTCGATCTCGAACGCGGTCCGGACGATCCCGGCCAACTCCTCGATCACCGCATCGGTGTTGAGTGCCTTGGCTGCCAGTTCCGGCCCCAGCCGGTCGGCCCCGAACTGGCTGGCCGCCTTGAGACTGCCGATGAGGGCGAACCAATCGCCGGCGCGGGCGAGAGACCGGTGGATGACGAGCGGGTCGGCCCAGCGATATTCCCGGCCGTCGAAGTAGCGGAAGATGCGCCGTTCTCTCCCCATCAGCCTGCGCAGCCACGCGAACATGCTCACCCCTTTCGGCGGTCGAACAACTTGTAGCCGCCCTGATTGACCGGCCGCCCGGCGTAAATCGTCAGGCTCCAGAGTGTCCGCCGGGTGCCGATCTTGGTCGACGCGGCCCCACGGATCGTGCAGAAGAAAAAGCGATACGGGTCCTCGTTCAAGGAGTCGATGACCATGCGGAACCCGAGATTGCTTTGAAAGATTAGGCCGCCCGGAACGGAGTCCTGCCCTTCCAAGCCGGCGGCCGACCGCCTCTCCAGAACCGAGCGCAAGACCTTGTCGTCATACAAGGGAAGGCGCAGGCCGACTTCGCCTTCCCGACCCATGTCCTGGAGTTCGGCCGGGATGCTGGCGCCGCCCGCGTCGGTCATGATCGGGGCATCGCTGTACCGGATCGTGATGTCCGCGCCGTCCTCGGTCATGCCGAGTTGGGTCAATCCGGCGCTGACTCCCTGGGGACCGACGTAGATGAGGGCCGGGCCGTTGACGTGGTACGCTTGTCCGGCGGGTACGGGCATGGTGTCCCCTTACTTTTGTTGACTGCGCAGGGTGCTCGTCGACTGCACCCCCTGAATGACCGTGGTCGTCGCCGGGTACGGATCGAGGTTTGCCCCGTTGATGGCCAGCCAGGGCGGGATCGCGTTGCGAATGTCCGCCTTGCTCACGTCCACGAACGAGTAACTGTAGCGGCCGCCGATCGTGTATGTCAGGGACTCGCCGTCCGGCCCTAACTCAACCTCGTCGGTCGTGATCGGGTGGGCCGTACAGATCAGATTACCGTCAGCCGAATCGCTCCACGAAGGTACGGTCGGCTTCGTGCCCGATTTGGTTGCCGTCCAGGTGACGTGCAGGTCACAAGTATCGTTCCAACCCTGCACGACCGCGCCGGGCAGGCCGGAGACGGTCCGCGGCAGGACTGTCCTCGACGTCTGGTAGTCGTAGTGCATCTCGCAGGCGAACTCTTCCCAGACGCCCGGCCCGTCATAGTTGAGCGCACCGGGCGAGACCAAGCGGGCGGGAATACTGGCGACTACCTTGACGGTTGCCGTGGTCGGGTCCAAAGGCTTCGGCTTGAGCGTGGGCGAAATGGCCTGTTGTACGCTGCCGGGTATGTAAGGCGTCCCGTCGTTGGTGCGGGTAGACAGGGCTTCGGTATCCGGCTTGCGGCTCGCCCGCAATACCGATTGCGTCAGGCACGGGTCATTAAAGGCGGCGGCCAGAAGTCGGAGTTGCTTCAGGTGCCCGTATAGTTCCGGCGCGATGCCGGCGCCGGGGACGTAGCTTCCGTCCGGCTGGGGCGGGACGGAACAGCCGGGCAAGATGCCGGAGAACTGAGCGGTATTGAGCCCGGCAATTCCCGGCGGCTTGACCGGGTCCTTGGGGGGCTGAACGGCCGCCTTTTGCGCGGAGAGCCCGAGGATTGCGGTGATCAAAGGAATCACCGGCAAGAAGCCGCCCGCCAGCGCCCCCCCGATATTGTTGGCAATCGCCTCGACCGTCTTGGAGTTGTCGCGGGCGGGCGTGTTGGCGCACATGGCCCGCAACATGACCTCAACTTCGTTCGTCTCCAACGTCTCCAGGAACACGCCGTCCTTGATGAGAACGCTGCCGTCCTGAGTGGCGATATTCGCCCGGGTCAACTTATCCAGGGCCACCGCGACGCACATGCCCATCAAGGTTGACTTTGGCGTCTCCTTTTTACCGGTCAGGCGGACCCGGACCTCGGCGACGTACATGGCCCCAAAGTTGTTGGTCGAGCGGATGAAGTGCCCGCGGATGCGCGTCGTGCCGGCCGGCGGCGTGTTGTAGCGCTCCTCGTCCACGAAACTGAAGTCGGCCGCCAGGCCGTCCGGCTGGACCGTCCACTCGCTCGACGTGCGGATGAAATCGGGCGGGACGGGCGGCGTCACCACCCACCGCAGGTCGTCAATCGACTGCAACCCGACCAGCATCGATCGGGTACACAGGAGCCGCCCGGTCATGCGGAGCGTGCTGTACTGGGCCTCGTCCTGGGAATGTGTCTGCGTCCACCGCAGCGAGGCGAACGTCTGCCGGACGTCCTTGCACCCGCGCAGGTGAACGGTCACAGTCCAGGTGACGATAAACGTCTGATCGGTGACACGCTTGATGCCGTGGACCTTGGGAACCGGTCCGATCATCTCGTCGGCGTCGCGGGCCCCGTCGCCGATCTGGCCCGTCACGTCGTACAGAACGCGCCCGCCGACTTTGTAAGTGAACCGGCGGCGGGGGATTTCCAGCTTGTGCTGGAGCCGGGATAGGGTGTCAGCTGGCAACTCGCCGGGCAGCCAAGGGCCACCGGTATCACCGGCCGCTATGACCGCTTCTAGTGCGATTGTGTGGGCCGTGTAGACGTGATCGACGCCCGATGGGTCCTGTTGGGGGGCGGACTGGACATCGGCCGTCCGGACGTAGCTAAAACGCACGTCCCCGTAGGTGGCCTCGGTCCCCACCGCTCATCCCCTTACTGCCAGTTCCAGCGGCTCCCCCGGCACCCGAACATCCGGAAAGCGTTCTGAGTGACCGGTACCGAATCCCGGACCACGTCGCCGTTGGCGTCCAGGGGCGAGACTTCCGGCAGGCCGGCCGACTGAGCGTCCGCGAACGGGAAGATGCGCTCGCCAGCTTTCAGGCGGTCCAGCTTCTCGAAAGCGTCCCAGCACCCGGCTATGTCCTGAATCTTGGCCCCGGTCTTCCGCCGCTTGGTCAGCCACCAGAACGCCAGGTCACACGTCAAGCCCTTCAGGAGTTCCGCGCCCACGCTCGAACTGGCGAGTAGCGCCTGGAGGTCTAACGGGTCGTACCGCTGCCCGGCCGTAACCGCCGACTCAATCTCGCTCGATGCCCATTTGAGCGATCGGGCCACAAGGGCATGAGCCTCGACGGCGGCTCGGTTCAAGGTGCGGGTGGGCAGCGCCGTGGACGTGCTCGGGTCTTCAAGCAGGTCCGCGATGGCCACCCACGATCGTAAATCGGTCAGGTCCGTGGGCAGCGCATAGGCGGTTAGCGAACTGTTAACCGTCTGAGACATGACGGCTCCCGGTCACGGGGCGATGAAGTACCAGGCCGTCCCGACGCTGTTTCCCGTGCCGGCCCCGGTCGTGATGGACAGCCCCTCGTTGGCGTTGGTCGAGTAGAGCGGGAACGCATACGGGCCGACCACCTTTTGACCGCTCGCGATCTGCGGGTAAACCGGACTGATCGCGGTGCCGGCCCCGGCGGGCTTGGAATTGAACTGAAACGTGCTCGCCGCGGTCCCGGCGTGCAGATCGTACCCGATGACGTAGATTTTGAGGCCGGCCCCGGCTGCCGCGACGAATGCGGAATCCGTCGCCGCCGGTGCCACGCTGAAGTTGGCCGACACGACGGTCCGGGAAATCCCCTTGTAATAGACGGAGTCGCCGACCAGGACCGCGTCCCCGGCCAGTGCCGGCGCGGCCAGGAGCAGCACGGTCGCGACCAGAACCCGACGCATGTCAGTTGCTCGTGGCAGTGATCAGGTAGCCCGAGGCCGGGCAGGTGACGGCCTCGAACGTGTCTTCCGTGCAGCGGCCGACCGTCATCCGGTCCCACTCGATGTGATTGCTTTCCACGGTGAGTTCGTCCTGCCACCAGAACATCGTGAGGGTGGAGAACGACGGGGCGCCGTAGATGCCGTCCAGGCCGCCCACGCGGCTGACGACGAGGATGTTGTCGTTCGGGATGCAGTAGGAGACCGCCTTGGCCCCGCCCTTCTTGTTGGTCGTGCGGACCGCGTTCTCCACGATCACGGTGTAACCGAACAGTTCCGGCGGCAGGTTGTAGGTGCCGGCGTCCGAGTAGAGCGTCCCGGCAAGGGACGGGTAGGAGTGCGGCGAACCCTTCATGTAATCCACGATCTCGGCACTCTTGGCGATACTCCGGGCCGTGGTCGGGTTCATGACCAAAAACATCTTGCCGGGTTCGCAATTCACCACGCCCAGCGTATCCTGGTTGACGATATCCGCGACCTTGCCCAACCCGATCCGGATGAATGGGCTGGTGCTGCTGCCCACGTCGAACTTGCCGCCGGCCAGGGACGTGGCCGTGGCCGTGTGGTCTACCGACAGGTTCGCCGTGTCGCCGGATGCCTGCCAGTTCGCGGCCGTGGTCGCCACCGTCAGACCGCGGACGCTCCGGCTGGTCATTAACTGCCCGGCCTTGATCGTCGCGTGCTGTTCGAGGATGTCCCACGCGGCCTGCTTTGCCGCCTTGTCGCCGATGCGGAACTTGTAACTTCGCCGGTCCGTGGTGAACGGAACGAAGTTGTGACTTTCCGTCCCGTCCTCGATGAGCCGGTCTGGGGCGCCGTCCGGCCACTCGAAGTCGGTCGTGTTGATGACGCGGCCGGCCTCCTGGGTGGTCAGGCGCAGGTAGTACGCGGATGAGAACGGAGTCTCGACATACTGCCAGTATCGCGGGAAGCGGAAGTCCTTCGGGTTGCGGCTGAACCCGATCCGGAGCCGGCCCGAGATGTCCGGCGGGACGTAGGTATTGTTGCCCTGGGGGAAGCCGGGACCGGTTGCCATTTCTACGTCTCCAATGGCCGGTAATTATCCGGCAAGGTGGGCAGATGAGCGGGCGGTTAGAACCGGCCCGGCCAAACGAAGCAGTCCACAAGGTCACCGGCGTTGCCCGTCTCCAGCGCCTTGCCGATCACGTAATTGGTTGCCACGGCCGTCACGGCATTGCCGCTGGCGTCGGAGGTCAACTGGTCGCCCGCCGTACAGCCGCCGGTGCCTAACGTCACCTTGGCGACGTTCGGACCGGTGATGACGTCGATCGCGAGGCCGACGGTCGCGGCAATGACCGTACTCGACCCGGCCACGCCCGGCGCGCCGAGCTGGCCCGGCTGGGCGATTCCGACGAGGATGTCGGTCGCGGCGGCGGCCGGGATGACCTGCCGCGGGGTCGTGTTGTGCTTGACGATGGTGAATGGTGCGATCGTCGCGCCGGCAACGTATGACGGACCGCCGATCCTGCCGAAGTTTCCCCCGTCCATCGCCTGACCTCCTGAGGCCGGTAGTTATCCGGCATCGGTTCACTGTTCGCGCTACTTCGGAGCCGCCGGCGCGGGCGGCGGGGCCTTCTTCGGCGTCTCGACAAAGTCGAGTTGCCGGACCGGCCAGTTCTCGTACCGGTTCGGATCACTGAACGTCGCGGGCCCGGTGTTCGGCTTCTTCGGGTCGGCCGGCGGGTCCGGCCGCATACACCTCGCCACCGTCGTTCGGTTGACCTCATCGAACACGGGCAGGCGCAGGTAGTGGAACTCCTCCACCCGCATGACTTCCGATGTCGCACCGGCGGGGAGGAATTCGGTCTTCACCTTGACCAGATCGCCCTGGTTGATCGGAACGGGCATGTTGGCGGCGTCGGCGGCCTTGGAGGCTTCCGCCGCCTTGTCTGCCGCGTTCTGTGCAGGTGTCGTCACGTTCGCTCCTGATTACGCCGCCGCGCCGGCCTTCACCTTGACCAGCGCCTCGTCGTAGCTGAGGCCGTGCTTGGTCGCGTACTTGACCGCCTTGTCCGCCATCTCCTTCGTGGTCTGCTGCTTGATGCTGCCGACCTCGCCGCGATAGATTTCGATGCGGTCGGCGCCGGGAAGCCGCTGGTGGAACTTGCGGATTTCTTCGCACCGGGCGACCCGCTCCTCTTGGGTCAAGATGACCATTCGCTTCTCTTCGGCGGCCCGATCGAACTGGTATCGCTCGACCTGCTCCAACTGGTCGAGCAGGCGGCCGACCTTGTCCGCCTCACGCTCCTGGATCAGTTGGGCCAGTTGCGCCTCGTACTTCTGAATGCGGCTGGCGTCGGCGGCGTTGGACACGGTCTCCTCCTTCGGCTTCTTCTTCATGGACTCGTCGACCGCGATATGCGTGTTGTCGCCTTGCGGGTACGCGGCTCCGGCCGCCTGGCCGGCGCTCTCGGCCTGGTACTTGGCGTGCGCGTCGCCCATCCACTTGTACTTCGAGCAGAGGTAGCGATAGACCTTCTCGCTGCCGGCCACTTCCTCGGGGCTCAGTTCCGGGGGTCCGGCGGATGAGGGGGGCGGCGTTTCCCGGTCGCCCATTTGATTACCGGCGACGCGTTCGGCGATGGCCTCGGCCTGCTTCGGGGGCTTGCCGGCCTCTTCTTCGGTCTTGATGTTGTCGCCGACCGTCTTCTCGGACTTGCCAGACTCTAGCGGCATGTCGGCCCCCAATGCGTAGACGTAAACGGGGTCATTGGTCCCCGGGTAGTACACCGCGCCGGTGTTGAGGGCCGGCGGCCGGGTGAGTTTCGCCAGTCCGACGATGGCCCGGCGGGCGTGGATGTAATCGACCGACGGGAACGGATGCCGCTGGTAACGCTGGGCGTACTTCGCCATGTACCGGCGGTCGCACAGGACGGCCGGCGTACCATCGGGAAGCTGGCCAACGCGGAAATTTTCGATGTAGCCGAGGACGAGGGGCTGATCCTCTTCCCGCGCGTCGGGGGCGAAGTCGCGGTGTCCTTCGGTGATCGGTGGCTTGTCGCCATGCAGTTCGATCGTGACCGTCGCGGAGTTCCGGGCGATTTCCGGCAGGTCGGCGGCGGTCACTTCGTAGAGGACAGTTCCGTCAGGGTCGCGCCGGACGTGGGGCCGGAAGCAGGGGATTCCCGTTTCGGTGATCCACTCGGCCATACCCGAACATAGAGACCGCGCAGACGAGACAGGTCAGGATGGGCCGAGTAGACCGCCGAGCGGCTTCACGTTCTCTCCATCTGCCAATTCCTGATTGATCTGTCGCAGCCTCACCTTGGATGCCTGCAATTGCGCCTTGAGATCGGCCAATCGCTTGTCGCTTTCGGTCTTGAGCCGATCAGCCTCCGCTTGAGTTCTCGCCTTGTGGGCCGTGGCCTCATCCAGAACCGTCCGCAAATGGTGGATGTGTTCGAGTGATGCGTCGAGCCGATCCTCGGCCGCGCGGAGTTGAAGGCGAGTTCGCTCGACGATCTTACGGGCCTTCTTGACGCGGGGATGATTCTCAACGTCGTCACCGCCGCCCGGCGCAAACTGGCCCGCGTTCTCCGGCTGCCCGCGTGGGTGGTCCTCCTCGCGGAAAGTGCCGTATCGTTGCACGCCGAGGAGGCCACCCAGCGGCAACTGTGGGCCGAGCAAGCCGCCGAGAACAGTGCGATCAACCATACCCGAAATTAGCGACCGGCCTCAGTCCATCAGCGACAGGATGAGCGCGAGGTCCGCCGCCTCCCGCTCCAATCGTTGTTTCTGCGCCCAATACATCCGACCGCTCCCGGAGTCGGGTGGCAGGACCGGCGGCGGGGCCGGCGGGGCGAACGGTTGCGGGACAACGATCACCCGGCCCTGCGGTCGCCGGCTCGCCAGTTGTGACTGACGGGTAACTGTGACTTGCCGCGCCGTGCTGGGTCGGCCACCGGACCGGATGGCGAGTACCTTCGAGCCGGGTCGCCGGGCCGCTATCTGCGCCAACCGCTGGACGACCAGGGCCGCGCCGATTGGGGCGGTCGGCACCGGCGGCGGGATCGGCTGCGTCAGAGCGATGACGCGGCCTTGCGGGCGCCGGGCCGCCGGCTGCGATTGCCGGGCGACGACAACGCCACGACCCACGCCGGGCTGACCGCCAGAGCGGAACACCAGGACCTTGGAGCCGGGCCGCCGGGCGGCGGTCTGAGCCAGACGCTGGATGACGACAGACACGCCGACCGGCGTCGTGGAGACGGGCGGCGGGGCCGGCTGCGTGAGGGCGATGATCCGGGATTGTGGCCGCCGTGCTGCCGGCTGTGCGACCCTCTGAAAGACAAGCGACTCGCCAACGGCTGGCGGCCCGCCACCCCGGATCGTGACCGCAAGTCCGTGGGGACGCCGGGCGGCTGGTTGCGCTATTCGCTGGACGATCAGGGATTGAGCGACGGAGGGCCGGGGGCCGCC